GTGGCAGGCGCATCCGATACGGGGTTGGATCGAGACTGGCGTCTACGATTTCACGCCGCTGTTCTTCATGCTGTTCATGGTGGCGGTGGCGCTCAGTAGTGGTGAGTACCACACCGATGATTCGCGCCCGGCGCACTACGACGTGATGTCGATGTACGCCATCGGTATGTACCTGTTCCTGTACGCGATCCTTGGGCCGGGTTGGTGGCCGCTGGTGGCTGCGCCGATCATCGTTGTCGCCTCACGGTGGCTCCGTATGAAGCAACTCGACGTCCCGATGGAGAACAAAATTGGTGGGATGTTCCTCGCTGTGTACGGTATTGCGTTTCTGTTTCACTGGCAGGAGTGGCAGCTACTCCTCCTTAGTGTGGCTACGTTTTTCATAGGGTTGCAAGTCAGACCTAAACATCACGCCGAATGGCACTTCTTCGCCGCTGCAGGACTGGGGGCCTTATGGACCGGATTAAGCTGAAACTTCTTCTCTTCTACGGGGGCGCTGGCGCCGTGGGTTACCTCGTCGGTGGCCCGTGGTGGAAGTCGATACTAGCCGGGGCTCTCTGGGCCGTCATGTTTCTGGCGGCGGAGGCCCTCTTCTCCAAACCCAAGGCCAAGATCGTGGTGATGCACGGCACCGACATCGAGCCGGGCGACACCATCTGTATCCGCGACCGGGAGTACACGGTGCTCGCCTCCGAGGGCGACATCATCACCATCGACAGGCCGCTTGAACCTGAGGCTTGACAGAATATGTACCTTTGATTAGGTTGCTTGGTAGATGGTTACTGGCTTAGAGAGGAGCAGGGAATGAGCGTAGAGATCATGAAGGACGAGCGGAGTGGGCAGCAGATCATGTTCTGCAACACCAGCGACTGGGCCTTCGGCCCCGTCTTCTCCGACGACGAGAGTGCCGAGGGGTTCATCGCATGGCTGCACGTTGACCCGCGCTCTCTAGATGAGGCCGAGTTGTCGCGCAAGGTGGCCGATTGGCGGGCGGCGAAGCCCCGGTGGAAGTGCGAAGACTGCGACACCAAGTTCAAGTCTCCCTTGGACGAGTGCCCCGAGTGCGGCGGGTCCGACATTTTCCCAATCGTTCCCAAGGAAGTATCGGACGACGTCTCTCGTAACATGACTGGCGTCATGCTGGGCCAGCGGGGGCCACGCCGATGATCATCCAAGTCTCACGTCTGATTCTGCGAGCGAACACCGACCGCCTCATGGCCGACGTCGAGCAACACATCGTTTCGAACGCCGAGGATTCGGCTGAGTTCTACAACGTGAACTGGGACAAGGTGTCCGACTACATCAGCAACGTGACCGACGCCATCGGTGGCCTGCCGATAGACGAGCGAGGCAACACCGTGCTGTGGTCCGACCACCCGGTCGCCAAGCTCATGGAGATGGACGAGCCCTGCTACGATTGGTCCGACGTTCTGGACGAGTATCGCAACCGGGCCCGAAAAGAATTTTTGGATTTTCGAACCGAGTTTCTCCGTATGGTATCAGACAACGGACGTGAATTTGCGAGGTCTGTATGAACAAAGATGCTCAGAGTCTTCTCTTTGAGGCGGCGAGCGAGTTAAAGGCCGCAAGCCCTGCTGGTCCGTTCGAGATCGGCATGGCGATCACCAGCGCCGTCACCGCGCTCTGCCTCGCGCTCGAAGACATCCGAGCGCAGCTGGCTGTATCGGACAAGAAGATCGAAGTAACCAACCGGGATGGGAACAAGATTCTTCTTTCGTCTGACACTATTCAATCTGTCAAGCCGAGCATCATGGTCGTTGACACCGACGTGGTGCCTGACTGCAAGAAATCTTTTCCAGAGGCGGACGCCGGGGTGCATGACGGTTCGGTGATTTCGTTCAAGCGAGACGTAGATAACGTCTTGGCTCTTGAGACGGTCGAGGAGATCAAGGGGTTGATCAATGGGTGAACAGTACATGATTTGGTCGCACGAACATCGCATGTGGTGGCGACCGAACCACCAAGGGTACACGAAGAACGTCAAAGAGGCTGGCCTCTACGACGACGTGGCCGCATTGAGGATTCACGTCAACGCTGTGCCGCACGGCATCGAGGTCGCCGTGCCGGAAGTGACGGCCCGTCGTCATGGCACGAACGTCGTGTTCAACGCTGACCCATGGCCGTCCAATGGGTGAGGTCGCTAACGATATGCTCGATGGCCTGATGTGTTCGTGGTGCGGTACGTACTTCGAGAAGGCCCATGGCTTCCCCGTCCTGTGTGTGGCGTGCGACGACACACGCCGGGCCGACGTCCCCGAGTTATCGCCCGAGGTACAGCGGGCGACCGTGAGGGAGATCCGATGATCCGAGTCAAACTAGTGCCTGAAACGAAGGTGGGTGGTGGAGACTTCGAGGGCGAGACTCCCGCTGTCTTCCGGCCGGCGCACACAATCATCACGGTGGACGCCGCCGGGCACGCCGATTTCGTCGCCATCCTGCGCGAGGCTCGGTACGGTACGATGCGGAAGCGAGTCGGCAAGCAGACATTCGACGCCGAGGCGATCACCGAGTTAAAGAGAGTTGAGGAGGCGAGCGCGTCCATCATGGGGTTGCTGGCTTCCCTCGCCCTGACTGACGAGGAAGAGGGGACGGCATCATGACAGCATGGCGCGTGACGTACTATCATGCAAACGGGAGGCACATGGGGCCCGATACCGACATGTTTTACACGGACAAGGAACGGGCGTTCAAGTGCGGCCTGATCTGCACCAAGGACGTCGAAGGCACTACCTTCAAGGTGGACGAGATCTCGATCGCGAGTTAAAGACCTAAGCCAAGTCTCTAAACTGGCCACTCGAGGGGCGCCGGAGTCGGGCGTTCATCCATAAAATTCGACCTGTGCTGGGCATCACATCCTCTGCCCACTTTCCCCTCTTGACAGAATATGTGCCATTGATTACCTTGTGCCTAGCGTGAGGGGCGGGCCTTTGATTGGACTGCAAAGCCTTGACGGGGTTCGTCACTCATCGCACTGATGGTTACTGACTTACTTAACAGCAAGGGGGCACGATGTTTTCACTCGAGCAGGTACACGGCAACGGCGCGATCGTCCTGAAGGTGGAGCCGGGCACGATCCTCCGGCTGGCCGACGGGATGCGGTTGCGGCGCGGCACCAGCGGCTATCAGGTCACCTCAAACGGTGACGGCAAAGCCGTGATCTTCGCACTGGCTGGCGTCATCTGCACCGGACCACATCCTGACGCGAACAAGGCGTTCATCAGGGTAGAGTACAAGCAGCAGGTGATTGACCTCGACGGGACCGTCAGTGAGATCGTCCCCGACCACAACCGCAACGTGAAAGTGGCCCCGGTGAGACAGTTCGTCCGGTACGGCGAGGACACGACGCCTGCGGTGATGTTGTTCGACTACAGCGACATCGGTATGCCGAATCAGTGGAAGGTGTCACCACACGGACCCGACCGGCCGGACGAGGACATGGATTGGTATGACAGCGAGGAAGAGGCGCAGGGCGCGGCGAATTTCTACGTCGCACAGATGGGAGGTACGTCGTGACCGAGATCACCACTGGCCAGCTGGAGCAGCAAACTGTCCAGCACTATGGCAAGAACGAGAATGTCACTCAGCACATCGGGTTCCGTGTCCATTCGGACCACACGGTGTCATTCAGCGCCGTCGAATCGATCAAGCCATACGGCGAAGAGAGAGAGACTAAGCGTGTCAACACGTTTGCCGAGGTCAACGGGATGGAGGCACACTATGCTGTGGAGTTCGCGACTAAACTCCTCAAGGCTGCGATCATTGCCGAGGCCAAGGCGGACGAGGCCCGTAAGAACAAGGGCTGGGAGGACACGATCACGGAAACGTCCGAGGTCGCTCGCTACGGCCGGGCGCACAAAACGAGTTAAAGGTTCGAGTCAAAGTCCTGAGAGGTTGGGGGGCCAGAGCAAGCGCACTGGGAATGGGTGGGTTCGATTCCCCCCTCTGGTTCCTCAACTTCTCCTCCCGGGCCGGTACACGCGACTGGGAAGGCGGGTTCGATTCCCGTCCGGTCCACTCGAGGAAATTGGGGGTTGCGCTGGTATGCACCATTGATTACCTTGTGTGTAGCAACGGTTACTGACTCAACACTCGAGGGGGACACGATGGCACTGGTACAATTGGACTACGAACGGTTGCAGGCCGAGGACGTCAGGGGCGTTACGGTGAACACGCTGAATCACCTCTGGAGAAGTTGTCACAATCGGATCTTCCATGTCAGCGGAACCTCCGAATCGATTCGACAGGCAAGGCAGGACATCGACGTGGTCAACGCCGAGTTCAGCCGGCGGTACGCAGCAGGGATGAGCACCGTAGTAGTGTAAGTAAGGAGGGGGCGAAGGTGACTGACCGCGCGACTGAGTAGTCCTCGCCCGGTGTGGGTTCGATTCCCACCGCTTCCATTAGCAGCAGGTGGTTCATTGTTGGTGGCTAGGGGACTTTCCATCAGGGCTCCCATACGGGAGATTCCGGTGCCTCGTAGACTGAGAAAGCAGTCGTGTCACCAGCAGTCAACCACCTCCAAAATTGGCCCTTGACAAGATATGCACTATTGATTAGGTTGGTTGCAGATGGTTACTGACTCACTGTAGCAAAGGGGAACACAATGAAGATCAAGATCCACTGGCTGTTCACGGGCGAGCCCGGTGATGCGACAGAGGGCGGTTACTGGGAGAGCATGGAAGGTCGCTTCACGATTTCACCGAATTTCCGTAGCACGGTGTACCCCGATTCGTATTCGGTACGGGACAACCTGAAGGATCAGGATTATCGGTATCAGGACACGGTGCGGGAGTGCAAGGAATGGGCAACCAGTTTGATCGAGCGGGAACAGCAGGGCAGGTAGACGAAGGTTACTGACTCACTGTGGCAAAGGGGAACAAAGTGGACAAGCTAGACGAACTCAGGGCCGAAGTGCTGCGGACGAAAGCCATTTACCGGGCAGCGAAAGCGCGCCACGCCGAAGCCTTCAGCCTCGGCCAAGGCAAGCTGGCGGCGAGGGCTGCACTGAGTGTCGCGACTAGGAATTGCAACAACGCCATCACGGCGAGAGATGAGTACAAACGGTCACTCGAAGGTTACTGACTCACCACAGCGAAGGGGAACACGACATGCCGATCCACCTCACCGCCTTCATCAACGAGGCCAAGACCTTCGACAGCATCGACGCCGTCCAAGGCTATCGCATCCGGCACCGCATCAGCTACGCCTTCGATGCCGCACTAGGGACCGACGACCTGTACCGCCTGTTCCGCCCGGCGACCAACCCGGTAGACAATTACCCCGGTCACTACATCGTCAAAGGTGGCTGAAGAGAACACTTGACAAGATATGCACTATTGATTAGGTTGGTTGCAGATGGTTACTGACTCACAACAAAGTAAAGGGGGCAAGAATGGTACTGATGGAGATCGTGGTGCGGCTCGAGGTTCCCTCTGGGCTGATCACCGATGAGCAGGCCAACGAGGCCGATGACGCGCTCACTGAACTCAACCTGAGTGATGTGGTGTATCAGACGGTGCGGTCGGCGGTGAACACACGACGTGGCCTCGAGAACGTGCTGGTCAACGTGTCCAGCGTGGACGAGGGGGGCTTCTAATGAGCGTACTCCAACTTGGCCTCAGCGATCAGGCGTGGGCCGTGGCGCACTTGGTCGTCCCTCGCATCGAGGAAGCGATGACGGAGTGGGACGAGCCGGGTCTGGCGATCACGGAGTTCCTAATCCGGCCGTGGTCTAACGGCAGGGAGAAGGGGCTGACCTTCATGCGGCGCCGGCCCGGCTACACTCAGGCACTGGCGGTGTTCCAGCATCGGATCAGCGACAGCATCATCGTTTGGGAATTCAAACTGCCGAGCCACTTCTGGGAGGACGTGGTGCGGCCGGAAGATCTCGAGGAAGGCGTGGCGGACCAGCAGTACCGCAACCCGGCCCTCGAGGCAACGTGGGGCAACATCGGACAAGCGGCGGAGTACATCATGCGGACGCTGGCGCCGGGAGAGATCTATATCTGAGGGGTTGACAGGATATCAACCATTGATTACCTTGTATCCAGCAACGGTTACTGACTTACTACGAAGCAAGGGGGACACAATGGGCATGGCACAACAGATACGGCTCGAGGCGGAGATGGACATCATCGAGGCACTGACCCCGCCGGCCGACTGGGACAACCAGAGCGAGACGGCCTTCAACAAGCAGGCCCGGTTCATGGGCGCCGTTGTCGGTCGCATGGCGACTAGGTCAGACGCTCGAGAACGGAAGAACGCGCTGGCGCGGTTGATGAAGCGGGGCGAGGTGGTGTCGTGGCGCAACTACGGCAAGCGTAGTAACTACGCACTGGCCGAAGAGAACGCCCGCGCTCGTCAGGTGATCAGGCGGCGCGTCCGGCGAGAGTACGAAGAGTCGCGCGATCAACAGGTCGAGGCGCTGGCACTGGCGACGAACCTCAACGATAGAGCGGGCGAGATCGTCAAGGCGCTCCATAAGGCCGGCTACGCCATCGTGCCGCGCGACAACATCCGGCACACGCAGTACTACCTCCCGAGGAGGGATGAGGCGTAAGGCACACGACGGTCGGCCTGAGTCACCGATCGTCTCCCCCGGGGCCAGTGGCGGAACATGGCGCTGGTCCCAAGGCGCCTCAGCTGGGGCGCCAGACTCGAGCAGGATTGGAGGCTTGACAGGATATGTGTAGTTGATTAGGTTAGTCGTAGATGGTTACTGACTCAACACTCGAGGGGGACAAAATGAGATACTACATGACGGTCAACAACGACGCGATCGAAGTGTCCGACATCGACACCAACAAAGTGCTGGCGCGGATCACCACGGTCGAAGAGTACAACGCATTCATCGTCTTCCGCCGGCCGGACTACTTCATGTGCTCGAGTTCGCTCGACTTCCCCGAGGACAGCACGAACGATCAAGACATCATCGCGCTGTGCCGGTCGCTGAGAGAGAGGGGTTGACCAATGAGATACGCTGAATGGACACGCCACAAGGCGCTGGCCCGAGGTTTCCCCAGTCATGAGGACGCGATCAAGTACGGCCGGGGGCTGGGTAACATCATCGGCCACAGCTGGCGCGTGGAGCCACGGCGCAACGTGGACGTCCAGACCGGCATCGGCCGGCAGACGTTCATCATTCATAACTACGGCACGCCGGTGTCGCTGTACCTCGAGTGCGTCACCACCGAGCCGGCCGAGGTCGAGCCCGACGAGCCCGAGTGGGCCGACGTCGAGGCCGACCAGCTGGCGCCGGGGGACTGATGACCACGCAAACCAAGCCGGCACGCGACAAGACTCGAGTGTACCTCGAGTACTGGGGCAAGCAGATGCGCGCCGGCGTGCGGTGGTGGAGCATCACGGTAGAGTGGTGGGGCGAGAATCACCACACGGGCCCGCAGTGGTGCGGCCAGTGCTTCTGTGTGACGAGTGAAGAGATCGCCCGGCGGTGGCCGGACGCGATCGAAACGTGGGAGGCTTGATGGCAGCGGATCAAGTGGCGATCACCTGTCCCGACTGCGCGACGAGCTACGCCATCGAGCGGTGGATATACGACAACATCACGTCCGTCTACTGCCCGACCTGTGGCAGGGACATCCTGCTGCCACTGGGCAAGCGGATCGAGGAATCGAGGAAGTCTGATGGCTGATCGAGAAATGACCGAGGCGGAGTTCGAGGCACTGAAACGCAAGTGCTTCAATCTGGGGATGCAGGTCGGCGAGAGTGAGGGCCTACTGCAGGCGAGCATGATTGTCAGTGAGGTGCTGACTGAGCAGGTCGGCGGGCTGGGCGGCGGACGCCTCGCCACTGAGGTGGCCCGCCGGATACAGGAGCGGAGTCAGGCGGTGCAGACGCTGACGATGCTCTGAGGATCGCGTGTAACGAACGATCGCGCGATCGCGCGACTCGATGGTTGCCGGCGTTGTTCGTGTCGAGTTAAAGGCGACCTCGAGTTAAAGGCGAGTTAAACCCATCCGAGTTAAACCCGAGTCAAAGTCCTGTGGCGTTCCCACCACACTTTTATGTTGCGCCGACGCCACGGCAAAACGCGAGGGTGTCGCGCCGCCGCCACGGTATTTTGCGAAGTTGTTGCGTGAGCACCACATATGGCGTCGATGCAACATTGTCGTATTCTGCCGTGGCGCTCGAGCCACACTTTCGCATTTCGCCGTGGGATCGACGCCACACCGATGTTGCGTCGGCGCTACGTTGCGTCTCCGCCACATAGCCCTGTGGTTTCGACGCTACATGTGGTGCCGGCGCGGCACTTTCCCTGCACAAGATTCGTGCCACATCTATGGCACATACCTTGCAATAGCCAGAGCAAGTTCTATGCCATAGTTAAGATATGCATAGTTGGCACGCCTCTTGCTTCGCGCGTTCATTATATACAGCAGGCGCCAGCCGGCGCCAGCAGGCGCCAGCCGGAAACCGCCTAGGCAATGGCTTTGCGGCTGGTATACCCCTAGAACGCCCGAGGTTGCCGTCTAACGGATGTTTATGTCCTACCCATACTAGTATACCAACCTCCTGCCGTTCGGACAAGTCGTTACAGGGCAATGACTTACAAGGCCGTATTTTCGGGACATAGTATATTTGTGACCCATAACCCGAAATAGCCTATACCTAGGCCTTGAAACTCAGGTATTGCGTTATCAGCCATGGATAGTTAACTTATTCCCTCACAGAATAGGCCCGGTCCCATGGTGGTGAAACACCGACAGCCGCGCCGCTTGAAACGCCCCCCGACTCTCCGCCTCACTCGAGGCAATGTTTCATCCTTCGTTCATTATATGCCGGCGCCGCTTGCCGGCTGTGCCCTAGCGTTAGCCGCTAAGGCGAAAGGCTACTGACCTATGACTGACTACGACAGCAACGGCGCTCCCGAGTATTGCTACCCTGACGGTACCGGCGCGCCGCTCGATTACTTCGGCCAGCGAAACGACTTCACGCTGATGCCGGCAGAACGGGACCACCCATGCTACGCGCTGACGGTTGGACCGCGCGGTACCATAGAAACAATGGATTGGGAAACGCGCGGCACTGGCTCGCAAGCAATGCTTTCTCTTATCGGCTCCCTGATGCGCAACGGCACTATCCCAAACGGCTGGGACTTCTAAACTCACTACACTCGAGGGCGCCTATCATGGCTACTGTTTACGAGATCATCACCGACAGAATTATTGCAGCAATCGAGACTGACGGCACGCTACCATGGCACAAGCCATGGCGCGCCGGCACAGCGGCGCCGGCCAACTTGAAAAGCGGCAAGGCGTACCGAGGGATAAACGTCTTCCTGCTGGGAATGCTTGGCTACTCCTCGCCTTACTTCGTTTCCTACAAGCAAGCGAAGACGTTAGGCGGTCAGGTTCGGAAAGGCGAGAAAGGTTCGCCCGTTGTCTTCTGGCTGTGGCCCGATGAAAAGAAAAAGGCCGCAGCAGCCGCAAAGGGAAAGCAGGCCTTCCCCATTATGCGCTACTACACAGTGTTCAATGTCAGCCAGTGCGACGGCATAAGCCACAAGCGGCTGACGGAATGGCAAGCGGCTGAAGATGCTGCAGCCGGTCAGACCCATGATGCCATCGAATCAGCAGCCGCAATAGCAGCCGGCTGGGAAGACGGCTGCAAAGTAGAACATGGCAAGAGTCAGGCGTATTACTCGCCATCGGCTGACGCTATCGGAATGCCGAACCTTGACGCATTCGAAACGGCGCCGGCGTACTATTGCACGCTCTTCCATGAGATGGTACACGCTACCGGCCACAGCAGCCGGCTTGACAGGTTCCCAGCCGACAGCGGCGCACAGCCGTTCGGGTCGGAATCATATTCGCAGGAAGAATTGACTGCAGAGATGGGCGCCAGTTTCCTAGCAGCAGAAGGCGGCTTGCCGCTTGATAGCTTCATCGATCAGTCAGCCGCCTACGTAGCCAACTGGCTGCAACGGTTGAAAGGCGACAGCAAGTTGGTAGTAACAGCAGCGGCGCGCGCACAGAAGGCCGCTGATCTCGTACTGGGTCGCACGTTTGAATAATCTTCACCATGGGCGCGCCGGCAACGGCGCGCCGGGAGTTCCTACCGTGTCTGTTCCTGTCTTCGCGCTGTTCATTGTTCTACTGGTATGTTTTGCCGCTTGCGTTATCGCCTTAGCTATTCGCGACTGACTCACTCAAGAAAACGGCGCGCCATGATGCGCGCCGGAAAGGTTACTTGACTCATGTTTTCAATCGCCCTGACTCTCGCTGCTGCTGCTTTCTTCCACATGCTTCGGACTGTCATCGTGCTGGCTGATGACCGGCGCATCGCGCGAGCCGCGCGCCCTGCTGGCCGTTGCCTGACTCGCGCCGTCCGTCCCGCTGGCAGGATTAGCCGGCGCGCCGTTTCTAGCCTGACCGGTACCTTTCATACGGTCGAGCCGTTCAAGCCATTCGCACGACCGCTGCAGTCGTTCTAATGTCAAACGACAACAGCGTGATTGCATACGAGGGCGTCAGCCGGATTAACGGCGCGCCCATTGTCGTCATCATATCCGGCATACTCGAGCCATCGAGCAACGGCAAAACTGGCGACATGCTACAGGCGTATATCCTACGGTCCGATATACCGCCCCTCGAGGCGCTCGAGACTGGGAAAGATTCCGCCATTTGTGGTGGCTGTCCCTTTCGCAAGGCGCTGCGTGGTGGTTGTTATGTGAACGTAGGACAGGCGCCGCGCGGCATTTGGGAATGCTACAAGAACGGCGCCGGCTACGAGTATTGCACTGACCCGGCTTCTCTCTTCCGGCGTACTGATCGCATCAGGCTAGGCGCCTACGGTGACCCGGTAGCGGCGCCGCTCGAGATGTGGCAATCTCTCGTCAGTCATTCCGCTGGCTGGACTGGGTACACACATCAGTGGCGCGCGAAGATGGCGCGCGGCTTCTCTTCCATCCTGCAGGCATCGTGTGACAGTATAGCCGATCAGGAAGAGGCAACCGCGCGCGGCTGGGGAACCTTTCGAGTCTCCGCCTTAGGCGATCGCGACACAGTGCCCGGGGAATTCTACTGCCCAGCGCCGGCCATCGATTGCCGGGATTGCCTCCGTTGCGACGGCGCCAGCGGCGCGGCCGTACTGATAGAGGCACATGGCAGCGGCGCCGGCAAGGTGGCGCCATGACTCCCTACTATAGCCGCTGGCTCGGCATCCCTTACCCCGCTGCGCGACACATAGAACGGCGCGCGGCCCACACCACCACTACGGCGCCGGTGGAGGACCGGCGCCCAATACGCCCCCGTAACGCGCGACCCGCGCGCCGGGTCACAATCCTACCGGCGCCGCCACTACCGGCGCCGTGTGGCCAGCAAGGCGTCGAGCGGCGCGGGCTCGACCGACTGGCTATGTACTATGGGCCTTGATTAGTCGCGCGAGATGCGGCGCCGGAATGGACCCGGCGCCGCCCGTGCGTCTCCACCTTTTTCGCGGCGCCGCTCGAGGACCGGCGCCGTCTGGCACGCCCCTTGCATGCTACAGCAAGGGGCGTGCCACAGGCTCGAGATTGGACAAAGTCCAATCCCAGCATTTTTTTTGCGCGGAGCGGGGGGCCCAGCTGGGCGCAAAAATAGTGGAATTCTTGGATTGGGGGTTGCGAAAAATTTGAGTTTTTATGAGTCTTATGTATCTGGGATGACTCTCTCTTCTCTTCTTCTATTGGATATGTATAGTATATAAGGGTAGTGAGTAAGTTGTCTTTCCTTATATAGAGCGAAAAAGTTGCACCCCTAGATCATTTAGGGCAGCGCCTAGTTGCGAACCGGGTTGAGGCAAGGGATGTGCACCCCGTGGAAACCGCCCGGCCAGCAACGAAGAGGTGTGAGGGAAGGGCTGAGATAGCATACCTTACACGGAGGCGATTCGGCGGGATGGATGCCAGAAGTAGATCCCCTCGCCGGACGTAGTGCTGGCCCACTTGGAGGGCTCGGTTGGAGTGCCGGGTTACCGTGTACGACCAGCTAGGGAACGGGGAACAGCCGTGGATATGACCCGAGGGCGGTGGCGTGTGGACGAGAAGAAGACGGAGGAGGTGGCACTGGCGACCGATCAGCCCCGAGCGTGGGAGGGGGCGGATGGGAGTTGCTTCAAGGGTGTGCCACGGACGGTGATGTCGTGGGACGAACGGTTACTGATGAACCTGTGGGCGATAGCGGAGGAGTTTGACGATGATGACGACTAAGCAGTTGGCTGAGATCGAACTACGAACGAACTCGGCCAAGCCGGGCCCATCGTCAAGCCGACTCAGAGACACGAGATCACGAGTCGGTACGGCCCGGAGATAGGAGACGGATGATGTCAGAGGAGTTCGTAAGAATCGGAATGCACGGCACATGGTATCCCGAACACGGGACGCTGTACGTGGAAGGTGGCAAGGTGTCCTTGCCTCGAACGAAGCACCGGGACGCTGCCGTGTCTTTGGTGAAACAGTACGAGGATAACGGGTTGCTACCTTGCTGTGACTGTGGGATCGTGATGACGAAGACGGATGTGGCCGGGAGTCGATTCGCAGGACGGTACTGCCCGATCTGTTGGGCGAAGTACCAGAAGGCGAACAGTCAGAAGTGCCTGATTTGCTCGGCCCCGAGATGGCGTTGTTGCTGCTGAACAGGAGGAAAGCCGATGTGGAGCAGAGGAGACGTAGCATACGTGACGCTGCCGGATGGAACGGTGTGCGAGGGAGTGATCTCCTGCATCTCCGACGCCCACCTGCCACAGGACAGGGTGACACGATGATGCCGGACTTCACATCGATGCCGCTGGGAGCCGTCACCGTGACGAAGCCGATGAGACAAGCGATCCTGAGTCACTCAGATTTCGAGTGGGCGGTCAGGTCGCTGGCGCTCAGACTGACAACGTGGCTCCCGCCGCACAACGCGGGGCCGGAGTGGGTCACTCCCCCGAGGAAGATGGGGCAGAACCAATGACAACAATCCACGATGAGCTTTTCGGGTTGAATTTCTGCCCGGCGTGTGGCGTGGAAGCGAAGAAGGCGGTGGCGCACTGTGTGTCATGTGGCGTGGACTTCAGTTCGGTCCTGCGGGTGCTGGACGACTCGACGCCGGACCCGGTTGAGACAGGGATACTGCGACTGCGGGAAGCGGAATACAAAATGTTGGAGGAGCGAGTGGAGACACTGGAAACGCGAATGCTGGGGCTACTAGCGAAACTTATCGAAATGGGAGTGGACATCCGATGAGTCAGAACGCGAAGGTGTTTCTTGGGTTGATGGCTATCGGGCTCCCGTTGTTGCTCATGGTGTTCTTCATGTTCTGGATAGAGTGGCGTCGATGGGAAGGTGGGACGCGGAGAAATCCGATGACCGATAAACCACGTCCGCCAAGGGTCGAATGCCCCGACTGCCATCTGAAATATGCCAACGACAAAGTGTTGGCTATGCACCGGGAGCATTGTGACGGGCTTGACCGATCACTGAGAGAGTCCGCGGTGATCATCCCGCTCGGTGAGGAGGCCCACGTTCCGCTGTCGGTTGCTCGCAAGGCGCTGGAACGCGAACGACGGCTCGACTGCGAGGCGATGTGCGTGTTCTGCGCCGATGGCGACGTGCCGGAGCGGCATAAGCGCGGCTTCTGGATACACGGTGGGTACAGCATGGTCTGTCGCGCCAGCCCTATCCGTGAGAGGAAGACCGGATGACCGCCGCCACAGACAGGACTCTCCGCACCGCCTATGTGCGCTACGACCGCCTGACAGCGTGGGGCTGTACCCAGCGTGGGCGCCCGTTCGATGCGGGCCAGATGAACATGGCGTGGGAGATCTACCAGTGGGAACTCGAGGAGGCGGGGTATGGACGGATCGCCTGACAAGGACATCGGCAAGGCGATGGAGATCCGCACGGGCGCCGGCCGGCCGCGCAAGCTGACGGAAGAGAAACTGGAAGAGGTCGTCGCCAAGGTACTGGAGGGGAACTTCGTCGCCACCGCCGCGCGGGCGTGTGGGATCAGCGAAGGCGGATTCCACCACTGGATGAAGTTGGGCCGCGAAGTGTACGCGCGTCTCGAGAACTACGAGATAAACCGCCAACCACTGGTGGAGAGCGAGGTCATCTACATGGACTTCGCCGTGGGTGTGGAGACAGCACGGGCGATGGCCGAGACGGACATGGTCAACAAGGTCACGACGTCGGCGATCGAGGACTGGCGGGCGGCGGCGTGGTGGCTCGAGCGGGTCCACGCCGGCCGGTTCGCCCGGCAACAGCGACTCGAGACGACGGTCAAGGGTGACCCGGACAACCCGATACAGGTCGAGGTCAGCGCCAAGGATACATTGGTCGAGCGGCTGACGGCGATAGCGGAGCGCCGGACGGCGGGCGAGGCACTGATGCCCCCGCGAGAGGACGATGTGACGATCGAGGATGCGGAGATAGTCGATGAGTGACAGGAAGCCCCCGGCGCTCTGCCCACACTGCGGCGGCTGGCATTCGACGCGCCCGGCGCCACCCGAGTACGAGTGGGACTTTCACTGTATCTTTTGCGGACTGGCCTCAGACGGAGTAAAACATGGACGAATTCTGGATCGTGATGATCGATGGGACGCAGTTCGCGGTGGCCAACGACCAGATGCCTCGCGAGTTGCAGCGAGTGTGGAGTCACGTCAACCCAGATCCAGATCAGATGGTTTGGATGACCGACCTTGATGGCAGCGACGTGGGGTTCAGGATGGGATCGTCCGTCGTAGTGTGGTGGAGCACCCCCGAGATCCGCGCCAGCAACGCGAAGATGGCGGCGGACTCAGAGCCAAAGGACTGGGAATGATCACTTGCGGACGGAAATGGCGAGGGATGCGGGCAGGCTGTGCGTTGAGCCTAGGGCACGACGGCGATTGCGACGGATTCCCGCCCATAGAGATGTCGCCGCTGGGTAAACTGTACGCGGAGGGAACGGCGCGGACGTTCCGGTGTACTTCAACCGGGCATGTCGAGATGGCAGCGTACTGGGTGCAGCCGGGCGACACAGTGGAGGTGCCGAGCGGCATGACGCTGCCCCGAGGTAAGATGGTGCCGGGCGTGGAATACCGGGTGGCGTCGTGATCGGCCCACCGCAAGACCCGAACGAGAAGTGCGCGTACTGCGGGCACACCCACGCCCAGCATGAATTGGGTGAGTGCGGGTGCCAGTTGGAATGTACGATGTGTACCTGTACCGACTTCACGTATCAGTTGGACTGGCCGGGCTGGACGAGAATGACGCCGACAACGCCGAAGGAAGACGCGCACCGCGTGGCTCGCGACATGACACTATCAACGGATTGGCCCGAATGAAAAAGATGACGGCGGTACTGGCAGGGAACACTCTTCAGGCGGCGAGTTGGTTTAGGAATAAAGCCGAGAGAGAGACGGGCACGTTCGACTCGCTCCGTTTGGAGTTCCTCGACATGCAGGGCAATAGGTGGCGGTACGTGCCGACCGCCCACGCGGCGAGAGGTATCGACTGGACCGACATGAAGCTGATAGGGACGTGGGGTGAGCGCACCGACGAGGCGGCGCACGAACTGTACGACGTCGTGTACGACGCTTGCCGCCGGACGGAATTGCTGGCGAAGTGAGGGTATGGCTCCTACTGGCTCTACTGGGCTGCGGCCCGTCACAGCCACTACCCGAAGGCGCGGTCGCGATGGAGGCTCCGGCGTGGTACGCGGCGTGGTGGGAGCGGACGGAAGAGTGTTCGGGATTGACGGGGGACTTCGAAGCGATAGACTGGTACATCATACCGGGCCAGACTTTTGAGTTGGACGGCGCGGAGTGGGTGGGTCACTGGATACAGAACGTCGGCATAGTGATCGCCGGGTTGTACCGGAACCATGAGGTGGTGGTGCGGCACGAGATGCTGCATGAGTTACTGGGCGCCGAGGGGCACCCACCAGAGTTTGACGAATGTCGGTTAACGTGGGAGACACAATGAATCACTGTAGGAAGTGCGACAGCGACTACGAGCAGCCGGGGACGTGCAACTGTTTCGCGGAGGAGGGCGCGGTCGTGGTGCATCACCACTACCACCACCACAGCCATCCGCTACCGTACAACAACTATCCGTACCAGTACCCGATCCACCCGGTCCCGATCTATCCGTGGTACGGCGACATGACGATCACCTGTGATCCGGTGACTTACGGTTCGCAGACGATCACCAATACGGACGGCGAGGTGACCACGAACTCAGTGCCGTTGGTGAACAACCAGAACTTCGGCCCGATGGTGATCGAAGCGGCCCGGCAAGCGGTCGAGTACGACGAGACGCACTAGGACGGCGTTCGCACCACGGCCACGCTGTGAAGCCTGAGTAGTGGGCAATAATCGGCGCGAGGGGTTGTGGGAGCCTAGCGTGGAATTGGATGGTAAGTGGGCCACGCGAACTGGGTACGGTCTGGCGGTGGGGGCCGTGCCCCACAGGGACGTAGCGCAGACAGGTCAGCGCACCTGCTTTGGGAGCAGGGGGCCGTGGGTTCGAATCCCACCGTCCCTATGAAGGCCAGACCACGGTAGGGTCAGCGACGGCTGATTGCCCGTTCGACTCGGGCAGGGGAACGTGGGTTCGAATCCCACTCTGGCTGTATGAGTAAACTGGAAGAGTTGCGGGCTAAAGGAATCGTCTTTGACGACGACGATCTCGACGGTTTCTGGGTCAACATGAACGACACGTTCGGCTGGGCCTGCGCGGACGGCGAAGAGATCACAGAAGCAGAGGTAGATGAAGTACATGCCGTCTACTTCGGTGCCCCAGAGGGAACGGGGTGGCATGCAGTGACGCGGTGGGTGTGTGCCCGGCGCGGATACGAGCCATTCGATCTCTGGAAAGAGCGATTCGGATGGCCGGAACCCAAAGGAAAGGATGGTGTGCCATGACAAAGTGACCCCAACTAGGAGTCAGTCATGGCAGGCGAGAAGGCAAAGGGTAGCAAGAAGAACCGGAAGCACGGTCGTGGTGCCCGAAACGGTGTTCGTGCGCGGTACTGGTCGAGTCATCGACTGGAAAAGCGCAAGGTTAGGAATCTGATGCGGTGTTGTGGAATGACCCGTGCCGCTGCGGAGGCGCACTGGCGCGAGGTCCGAGTGAAGCGCATCAAGTAAAGGTTCCACCCCACTGTCGAAAAACCCATGGGGTTTCAGGTGGGGTGGTCATCGCAGGGCCAGCGGTGGCACGGTGGGCCCATAACCCATCAAGCCGGGTTCGATTCCCGGCCCTGCTATGTAAGCGGTGTCTGTGGTCGTAATTGGTAACGATCCCGCCCCAGACGAATGAATGTCGATAGATGGCGGTCATGCGGGTTCGAATCCCGTCAGGCACCCACGCTCCGGTGGCGAAATTGGCAAACGCGCCAGATTTAGGATCTGGAGACTCAGGGTTCGAATCCCTGCTGGAGCATGGCAGTGTGGCGGAGCGGCGAACGCGGCTGACTGTAGATCAGCTACCCGAGCGGTGAACACCTCAGGTTCGAGTCCTGACGCTGCCATCGCGTCCGTGGCGGAATTGGTATACGTGACCGCACTCAAAATGCGGAGGTTGCTGGTTCGAATCCAGCCGGGCGCACTTATGAACGATCAAGAACGTGAGACGGTGTTGGCCTACGAGCAGGGCAGGAAAGATGGGCACCAAGAAGCGAAGAAGCCGGACGGGTGGGCGACCTACGCCTTGAGTCGAGGGTACGTGGGTCCACGGAAGGCGCAGGAGATGCGAGCCAAGGCGGTGATGAAATTCGCTAAACTGCTGGATGAACTATTTGAGGGTTCTGGTTTGTACGCGAGTATCGCCAAGGATTGGTTGAATGGTGTTCCACTAGATGGAGAGAAACGATGAGAAAGCTACTGCATCGATGGTTCGGTTGGCACCAATGGGACGGCTGCCATTTTCGGGCGGAGGGTAGCGGACGAACGAGCTACCATCGAGGAACGAAGTGCCGCCACTGCGGGATCGTTCGAGATGCTGTGGGCCAGACGATCCCAGAGTGGCGGATCACACACCAGACTTAGGCTTCTTCCGGCAGTACGACCGGCGGCGGATACCACTCGGGCAGTGGCTGTTGGCGGTTGCGTCCCGGCGCAGTACTGCCGTCGCCGTCGCAAACAACCGCCGTATCGTTACCTAGACCCAACCCGAGTGAGACACCCTCAGGGAACACCCACAACCAGTACTGATTGCTGGTGTCCAGCAACTTGCTCATGGGAGGGAAGATTTCGACGGCCTCGCATTCCTCTCCGCAGAGTTGGTTTTTGATCCACAACAAATCGCGCCACGACCGGATTGGTTTCTTGTCGCGGCGCTTGATTGACAGACTGGTGATTGGCTTGCCATCCACGATCGCGGCTTTGCGGAGACACACTTGATAACGATTGTTCATTACAACTGTGGTGCCGGGTAGGGTATACTTATCCATCCACGACGGTGGGAAGTAGGCGGGCTCAAAGGGAGTCATACAGATCTCCCAGTGAGAACTTTGAAGGGTTGGAAATCGGCGTCGTCGTGTTGACGCTCAAACGGAATGCCGTCGCGCTCGAGTTTCTTTTCGAGTTCGGCGGCTTCTTCGCGGGTAGCAAAATGAAAAGTCATCCGACGTTTGCGAGGTGTGAGTTTCATGCTTCCTCCAAAATGTGAGTCAGTAACCGTATATGAATAATACATAAGTGTACCACGAAAGTCAAGTGTGACTTTATCAACTGCTGAAGAAATTGCTAGTAAATCTCGCGAAGACATCCTCGCAACGCTCGACACAATGAGTGAAGCGGATGTCGAGAAACTTCTATTTGATTGGAGTTTCTGGGCGCGTGAAAATCAGAAGTTGCCGGAGGGTGAGCCGGGCACCCCAGAGGAGGACTGGGTCATCTGGCTTCGCCTTGCGGGTCGAGGCGAAGGCAAGACGCGCACTGGTGCCGAGACGGTACGCGAGTGGGTAGGTGAGGCCGACGATCCCCCGGTGCGTGTCGCGCTGGTCGGTGAGACTGGTCCCGACGCTCGCGATGTGCTGGTCGAGGGTGAGTCCGGTATCCTCGCGACAGCACCGCCGTGGAACATGCCACTGTACCAGCCGGGCAACCGCCGACTGGTCTGGCCGAATGGGAGTGTAGGTACCACGTACAGCGGGAAGGAACCCGACCAGCTACGTGGACCCCAACATCACTACGCTTGGGTCGATGAGTTGGCGAAGTACGACTACCCTCAAGAGACGTGGGACAATCTTGAGTTCGGACTCCGCCTCGGGAGCAAGCCCCGCGTCATCGTGTCCACCACCCCCCGTCCGATCCCCATCATCAAAGAGCTACTGAAAGACCCCGGCGTTTACGTCACTCGCGGCTCGAGTTACGACAACATCGCCAACCTGCCACCGAAGTTCATCGAGCGAGTGATCCAGAAGTACGAGGGCACCAGACTCGGCCGGCAGGAACTGTACGCCGAGGTGCTGACTGACTTCCCGGGTGCCCTGTGGGCGCTGGAGATGATCGAGCGTAATCGAGTGGCGAAGATGACCGTGGCTATCGTCCGGCTGGTGATCGGCGTGGACCCCGCCATTTCCTCGCAGGACAACAGCAACGAGAGCGGGATCATCGTGGCCGCGCTGGGTTCAGATAACCACGCCTACATCATGAAGGATCTGTCGCTGGTGGGTTCGCCGGATCAGTGGGCCCGGCGGGTGGTGGGAGCGTTCTACGACTTCAAGGCCAGCCGGATTGTTGCGGAAAAGAACCAAGGCGGCGACCTTGTAGAATCGGTCATACGGACAATTGATGAAAATGTCAGCTATCGGGGTGTGTCAGCCGCCAAACACAAGGGGCGGCGGGCGGAGCCCGTGGCTGCTTTGTATGAGCAGAACCGGGTGCATCACGTAGGGAATTTCGCTAAACTGGAAGACCAGATGCTGGCCTTGACCGCCGACGAGTATCTGGGAGGTGGATCGCCTGACCGGGCGGACGCCATGGTGTGGGCAGTCACAGAACTGATGTTCGGCGCCAAAAAGTGGAAGACCTCCAGATGGAACCTTTAATAAAGGCGTGACGTCGCGGGGCGACCGAGAGGCCGGGGAGACGGCACGATGGCAGGAAACGACACCCCAGACTACGAGAGTCAAGCATACATCGACCAGACGCCGGACTGGATCGTATTGGACGATGTTTCCCGTGGAACAAGGTGGATGCGTAAGCGCAGCACCACTTACCTACCGAAGAACCCCTCCGAAACAGATGATGAGTACGATCGCCGGATAGCGGCCAGCGAGTTCTTCAATGGGCTCAACCGCACTATCAAGGGTTTGGTCGGGATGGTCTTCCGCCGGAATCCCGTGATGGAAGAGGACGTCTCGGAGGGCTTCAAGCTTCACTGGGAAAACATCGACAACGCCGGCACCCACGGCGACGTGTTCTCTCGTCAGGTATTCGAGGAGGGCTGGAGACTAGGGCACTCCTGTATTCTGGTGGACTACCCCGAGGTGCCGACCAACACCAACGGCGCTCCGCTCTCGATAGCCGAGGAACGCGAGACGGGGGTCCGGCCATACTGGCTCCACATCTCCCCACTGGACATCATCAACTGGCGCGTCGAGGTCATCAACGGCCAGAAGGTATTGACTCAGGTGACCATTCGGTTTGTCGAAATGGTGCCGGACGGGGAGTTCGGAGAAGAGAACATCACCACCTACCGGGTGTACAAGAAGGTTGACGACGAGATCACTTGGGATCGCTGGGCCCCCGACGCCAAGAGCAATCTGACGATCACCGACTCAGGTGTTCTGACCAACCAAACGTCGATCCCGCTGGCCGTCATCTACACGGGTCGGAAGATCGATGAACTGGTCAGCGCCCCGTCGTTGCTCGATCTGTCTTACACCAACATCGCTCACTGGAACGTCCAGTCAGACCACCGCCACTCCCTTCACATCGCCAGCGTGCCCATCCCGATCTTCAAGGGTCGCGACACCACCGAGGGCGAGCAGGAGATGGGGCCAAACATCGGGATCGACATCGACGTCGATGGCGATGTGTTCTACTTAGAGCACACGGGCGCGGCGCTGGGCCAAACCCGTGACGAGCAGAAAGATCTCGAGCAGCGCATGGCGATTCAGGGCCTCGCTATGCTGCAGCGGGAGACGCGATCGGCAGAAACGGCGGAGGCCAAGAAGATCGACAAGAGTGAGCAGGATTCCAGCCTCGCCGCGTCCGCTCGATCGCTACAGGACGGCCTCGAGTTGGCTTTAGTCTTCCATGAACGGTATCTGGGCAACGACACAGCGGGCTCGATCACGATCAATCAGGAATTCGAGCGGCTGACCATGAGCCCCGAGGACATCAACGCCTACAACAACTTGGTGGCGTCCGGCAATATCAGCCGTGAGACGTTCTGGAATGTCATGGTACAGGGCAACTCCATGCCCAATGGGTTCGATCCGACCAAGGAGTTGGCGCGACTGGAGGCCACGACGCTGCCGATGCCAGATGAGGGCGACGACGACGATCCGCTGGGTGAGTGATGCCCGCCGATCCCATCAAGCGTACCCTGCGCCGCGTAGCACAGCGCAGGAAGATCGAGGAAGCCACCAAGGTCAGGGTCCGACGTCGAATGGCGAAGACCCAGAAAGACTTGGCTGAACTGATACGCGACAACCCCATAGCCGACATCTCTCCCGGCCGGCGACAGCAGCGCGTTAATTCCGTGGTGCGGCGCGGTCAAACCATGATCGCCAACATGTACAGCGATCTCCGGGCCGTTACCAATAGAAGCCTCCGCTCCCTGTCCATGGGAGAGGCCCGTGAAGTGCGAGCGGCGATCGCCGCCATGGTGGAAGTCCAGATCGCACGGGTCCGTATCCCCAGCGACAACCAATTGCGAGCCATTGTGTCGTCCGATCTGGTGCAGGGGGCGCCGCTGGGTAAGTGGTGGGGCCGGCACAACGCGGGCGCCCAGTTGGCGTATCAGGCTCAGATCCAGCAGGGAATGATCCAAGGGGAAGGGGTCGATGCTCTGGTGACCCGCATCAGAGGGGTGCGAGGCCCGAAAGGCAACATGGTGCGTGGGGTGATCTCCATCGGCCAGCAAGCGGCGGAATCGCTGGTCCGCACATCGGTTACTCAGGTGGCGAACAAGGCCGCTGCTCTGACTTACCTCAAGAATCCGAAGCTGACAGAGGCCTACCAGTACTGGGCCGTGCTGGATGAGCGCACCACCGATATCTGTCTGGGCTTACACACTTTGACGTGGCGTTACGATGATCCGGCGCAGGTACTGCCGCCCCAGCATTGGGGTTGTCGCTCGACCATAATCCCCATCCTGCTTGCGGATCGGGGCTGAGTTTCCTAACTTGGGCCTATCCAGCAACATTCATGCCAACCGTCTCTGGGAGACTACCCACCATGCCGCAACTGACCGCCATAGTAGAGTCGTTGGACGACGTAGCAGAGGCGCACCGAGATTTGTATGTCGAAGACGAAGAGAACGGAGTCTTTCGGTTGGACGTGGAGCCAACATCGGCGGAGCAGGCATTCGCGGCGGGGTTGAAGAATAGTCGCGACACGTTGCTCAAGGAAAAGAAGAAGATCGAGAAAGAACTCAAGGGTCGGATGACCACTGAGCAGCGCGAGGCGCTTGAGACGGAGCGCGACGAACTGCGAGAGCAGTTGGCGGGCAAAAAGAAAGACCCTGACGGCGAAGACATGGTGTCGAAGTCTGAGGTCGAGCGGGTACGGCTGCTGACCATCGAGGAGAAGGACAAGGAAGTCCTCACTGAGAGAGAGGCGAAAGCCGGAGCCGTTTCAGAGGTGGAAAGACTTCTGGTTGAGAACGCTGGCGTGATGGCGTGTCAATCGGAGAAGGGATCGGCGCGGTTGTTGATGCCGGAGATTCGTGCCAACACCAAAGTCGTTCGGAACGACGACGGCACGTATCGAGCAGACGTCCTCGACGCACAAGGACATCCACGGATCAACGTGGCGGACGGCTCGCCGTTCACGATCCTTCAGTTGGTGCAGGAGTTGAAGAAAGACCCTGATTTCCAAGGAGTGTTCGAGGGAGCAGGGTCGTCCGGCAGCGGGGCTGGCGACAAGAAGCGTTCCGGTGGGGCCGGACAATCGAAGAAGGCAGCGGACATGTCCGTGTCCGAGAAGGTCGCCTTCATTGGAGAACATGGCAACGAGGCGTGGGAAACAAAAGTCCACGCAGAATCGGGGCCGTAACCACCGGAGCGTGACTCATGGCAATTGGTAAAGGATCTGACTTCGTCATCTATAACGAGGAATTCTACGGTGGGATGGCCGAGGCCATCGCCCAGAACCTCGCAGTTTTCAACGCCGCGTCGGCCGGCTCCGTCCGGCTGGTCGCTAACAAGCTGATTGGCGACTACAACAAGGAATCCTTCCTGCAGGACGTGGCGAACCTGATCACCCGGCGTGATCTGACCTCCGTGTCGGCAGCGACCGACCTCGCGATGACTCAGGCTGAGTTCATCGGCGTCAAGGTACACCGGAAGATCGGCCCGGCTACTCAGACGCTCGATGCGTGGAGAAAGATCGGGAAGGATCAGCGGGAAATGTCCTTCAAGCTCGGCGGGATGATCGGCGAGCGGAAGACGCAGGACATGGTCAACACTTCCATCATGGCAGTTGAAGCCGCGCTGGAAGGTCAAGCCTCCCAGAACCACGACGGCACAGGCAGTACCCTCACTCATGGCTTGCTGAACACCGCACTGTCGAAGATGGGCGATGCGGGCAACCGTGTCGTGGCGTGGGTAATGCACTCCTCTTCGTGGTATCAGTTGGCTGGTCAGTCGATCACCGACAAGATCACCAACGTGGCCGACGTGCAGATCAAGGAAGGCACCGCCTTCTCGCTCGGTCGTCCGACCATCGTCACTGATGCCGCCTCGCTGTTCGAGGTTGGCGCCACCACCACAGGCGACGACGCCTACGCCGTACTCGGTCTGGTAAGCGGCGCGGTGGTGTGTACTGAGTCCGAGGATCAGGATCTGGTGTCTGAGGTCGTGACGGGTCTGGAGCAGCTGTCCTTCAGAATTCAGGGGGAGTACGCTTTCAACCTGAACATGAAGGGTATGCAGTGGGATATCGGCAACGGCGGGGCCAACCCGCTCGATACCGCGATCGCCACCACGACCAACTGGGACAAGATCGCGACCGACGCGAAGGATCTGCCGGGCGTCCGGCTCACGGTAGACGCCGCGTAAGCGGAGTCCACGGTGCATGTGGGTCTGTATGGCAGGTCCACTGACGATGCGATGGCTGCACTCGCGCAGGGTGTGAGTGCAGCCGGGCATCAGGTGACCTTCCGACGGGTTGAGGTGTTTAAGCCAGATCAGGTCGAGGACTTTGATTTGGTGGTCGTGACGGGTATCGGCACTTCGCTGACAGAGGCACCACGCCTCTGCCAGCGTACATACCACGATCGTGGCACTCCGACTCTGGTGTACGACCTCGGGCACGTTCGGCGAAAAGAGTATCACCGTCTGGGCGTGAACAGACTGTACGCCATCCCCCTTGCACCCCTGCCGAGGGATCGGTTCGACCTTTTGGGGTTCGACTCGATTCGCCCACTTGGTGATCAGGTGCTGATTTGCCAAGACCTTCCACTGGGGTTGCCCCAGAACCAGAGCGCGTCTTTGCACGCGCAGTGGGGGTGGGAGGTGTACGGTAAGTTGAAAAACGTCACGGATCGGACGATACGGTATCGCCCACATCCGTTCACAGTGAGTAGGGGATCGTTGCCGGGTGATGAAGTCAGCAATGCCCGCGACGAACCGATGCAGGAAGCGTTGCGTCAAGCAGCGGTGGTGATCACCCGATGGGGAGGTTCGGGAACCGATGCGATCCTCCACGGCGTCCCGGTGGTCTGTGACCCCGAGGCGTTCTATGCCGAGTATGCGGAGACGGATCTGTCCATGGTGGATGATCCGATGCTGTTGCCAGAAGCCAAGCGCGTGGAATTCGGTAGTCGCTTGGCATATACCCAATGGACGCTCACCGAGCTATCGGAGCGCCAGAACGCGGAAATAATCTTGCAACAGGCATTGGTCGCCGCATGAGTAACCCGGTTCGCGGGGGCTTTGCATTCGACTGGTTGATGAAGTATCACCAGTTCGAGACGGTGCTGGACGTTGGGAGTGGCGGGGAAGTGCATCAGAACGACGTCGGCAGCTACTTCCAGCGGGCGGGGAAAGTATGGAAAACGCTGAACCTGTACCCGCCAGCCGACTATGTGTGTCGCTTCCCCGAGCAAGTGCCGGTGGGGGAGTCGTTCGACGTGGTGTGGTGCTCGCATGTACTCGAGCACGCGACCGACGTCCAACGCTTTTTGCAGGCGGCGGTGAGTTTAGCCAAACCGGAGGGGCTGTTGGTCATCGTCGTGCCGAACAACGAACGCGAGCGTGTGCTGGGTGGGCACCTCAATGCGTTCAACGAAGGACGGTTGCTTTACAACATGGCGGTGGCAGGGATCGACTGTTCTCAGGCGCACGTAAAGAGACAGCAGTGGGAAACAGCGGTGATCACACCGCCCCTGAGATTCGACGTCGATGCGCTGCCGCTGAGAATGGACAACGGGGACATTGAGTTACTCGCGCCGTACTTCCCGATGCCAGTCAAGCAAGGGATGAACGGCCAGATCGAAGGAGTGAACTGGTAATGGCACTCACACTTGATGAAACAGTCGGAGGCGCGAACGCCAACGCATACGTGACGGAAGCGATTGCGACGGCGTACATGGATGGCAAGCGTGGCGCCAGCGAGTGGGGCAGTGCGACCATCGCTGACCACGAACAAGCCATCGTCGCTGCGACCACTCGCATTGACGAGGAGATGTTCATCGGCGTAGTGGCCGACTCCATCACTCCGCAGCGGCTGAAGTTCCCTCGCGCCGGCATGGAAGACGAGGACGGCAACGCCATCGCCAACACCGTCATCCCAGAGCCAATCCAGCGGGCCACCATGGAACTGGCTCTGGAGATGATCAAGGCGGGCGATGTGGATCTCTTCGGCCCCAGCGGACTCGAGGGCTTCGAGGAGATCAAGGTTGGGTCCATCGAGGTGACGCCGAAGCGAGAGGACCGCGCCGGGGGTAAGAGTCTCCCGTCAGCTGTGGTCCGTCTCTTGTCGCACTTCCGCACGTCCAGCGGCAGTTCTGTGAGGCTCAGTCGGACCTAATGACGATCCGCGACTCCCTCCGTACCGGACTGGGCCCCGCCCTCAAGTCACTGCTCGGTGAATTGGGTAGCAGTGGGTTCTTCCGTATCCGTGAGAGCATCGCGGACACACCGGATGGGAGTCCGCAGTACAGTTGGATCACCCCGCTAGGTGGGTCCGACCACACGGTCTTACTGGAGGTGCTGACGAAGACCAAGGCGGAACGGGTCTTCGGGCACGATACCAAGATCATGGTACTGGGGACCATGAGCAACGTAAGTGGCTTCGAGCCGACTACCGACATGGGCCTGATCGTCACGGTTGGGTTCATGGCCGGCAAGAACTGGCGAGTGCGCGAGATCGTGCCGAACGATTTCGGCCAAGTGCTTGAGATGGGGTTGGAGTTCACCGAGGAGACGTTCTAAATGCCTCCGTTTAAGATCAACCTTCTCGGTGGCTTCAGCGGCAGTGCTATTTGGCTCGCCGCTCGAAACGCGGTGGACGGTGACACCGCAACCGAGGCGATGGCCGAGAAGATGGCTGAGAGGGTTCGTGCTTCGCTCATTCAGCCGGGACAGGGGCAGAAGTGGCCGAGTCTTCCCAATCGTTCCAGCGCACCCGGTGATCCTCCCGCCCGGCAGTATGGGCAGCTTCTCGAGGACATCGAGGTCTGGAAGGAAGGGAATTCGTGGCGGGTTGGGATCACCACTGACGCGGAGTCAGCTGTGTACGGCGTCGTGCTGGAGTACGGCAACAGTCACATCGCACCGCGTCCGTTCCTGCGGCCTGTGATGCAGGAGTCCGAGAGCGCCATGTTGCGAGCGGCCGCTTCGGCTGTGACGGAATTATTGGCCACCCGGCAGGCCCTCGGTCTGATACGAGGGAATGACAGATGACCGACATCGTTCAAGACACGAACGAGGCCGTGGTGGCGATCCTGAACGCCGACGCTGGCATACAGGCGATCACCAATCGGACGACTGGGAATGTCAGGCCATGGAAGCATGTGGCCGACGAAGAATTGCCGATACTGTTGTACCATTTTGTTGTTGGGACAGAAGAGGGAGGTTCGGGGGACAATCGACTCTTCCAGTATCAAATCACGGCCTATGCGAAAGGGCCTAACACTGGTAGTGTTGTGAACAACTTATTGGAGCGGGTCGAGTTGGGCTTGACGGAACCGCTACTGGCAGCGCAGGGATTGGACGCCGCGCCAATGCGTCGGACGCGAACGGCGGTGGTAATCGAACGCGATGGGACTCGGGAGCTAACCCGTGGCGACATCGACGTAGAAATCTGGGCCACTAAGCCATAGGGAGCCGCCATGAGCGCGAAAGACAGAGTAATCAAGCAAATCTCGACGGTGCATCTGATTCGAGATCAGTTGACCTCGCCGGGAAACTCAGTGCTGCAGTCCGCGTTTCCGGTGAAGGGTGACACCTCCATCGACGTCGCCGCCATCACCAACTTCGCCGACAATGATGTAATCCGCGTCGGGTCCGGCGAGACGCTGGAACTGGCGGAGATTAACGGTACACCGGCGGGCAACACGATCACGTTGCTGGAGCCGTTGAGCCGTGATCATCCCACCGCAGAGCCCGTGGTCGAGCAGTACGCCTCCGACCTCGGTGCCGTCAGCGACGGTGGGCTGACCCTCAGTTGGGCCGGAGAGTCGCAGGACATCTTCGTCGCCACCCAGCGACTGGTCTACGCCACTCTCAACGGGTTCGTGAGCGCCACCATGGAGTTCGCGTTCCCCGGCGTCAGCGTCCACAACTTCGCGTGGGCCGTCGGCGCCTCACCGGCCGACGTCAAGGGCTCCGGCACCAGCGCCGCGCCCTACGCTTTTACCACCGACGGCACTGAATTCGGCAACGAGTCGAATATGAGTCTCGTCGTTGTGGGCACCACGATGGACGGCGCCGTCCTCGCCTCTGAGCTTTGGGGTGTGGACTTCGACTACACCGGGATCAGCGCGGCCTTCAGCCGTGGGGTTCACACCCAGTTGCCGATCAGGGCGACTGGCAACGGTGGGACCATCGACAACCTCATCCCGGCGTACCTCACTAACGCTGACGCCGACAGCACCCTCACCCCGACCAAGGGCAAGGTGTTCGATGCTGTCACTGAGTTTGGTATCATGACCATCGGCGCCGGCACTGGCGCCGTGGCGTCGGGTGGAGCCGCCGGCACTAACACCGTAACGCTCGGTGTTGGTGAGGGCGCTGGGTTCGCCGCTGACGAGTGGGTGCGCTTCGGCGCCGCCGGCTCGGGCACGGTGGAGTTCCACCAAGTGGAGTCGGTCGCCACCGACACCCTGACCATGCGGTCGCAGTTCTACCGCAGTCAGATCGCCACCACGGCGGTGGCCGGGATGGTCGAGACAGCGTTCGCCGGAATTGGCACTGATGGTGTCACCGTGGCGATCGGTGGATCGGTCGAGGAGATCCGGTCGGCCACGTCACGAATCGCCATCGGTACACGGCCCGGGCAGGCGCAGGTCAGTCTCGGCGCCGGGATCATCGAGGTCAACGAGGTCAACTTCGCTTACGCGCTGGGTATCGCCCAGAGCGAGATCACGGCGAACCGTCTCCCGATCACCGGAGACAACATCGGCCTGACCGCCATCGATGGCGTGTACATGAAGGGGTTGCTGCTCGACAGCACCAACTTCAGGGTGAGTGGTTGGGGCAACAGCGTTGACATGGCCAACGTCGCGTCGATCCTGAACAACCAAGGCGCGATCACGGAAATTCCGATTCTGCTGAAGCCAGCGAGCGCCATACAGCTGTTGAACTGGTAAATGGTCGGTGACCGACCAGTCAGGTACTATCTCCGTCGAGGAGCTACAGCGGGATTGTGGCACCTTGGAGACTGTGGTCCTCAAGCACGGTTGGGCAACTCCGACCGAGCTTGAGTCGGCGAAGCCGGGTGGGCCAGAGAACAAGGACTCTGGCCCTCGCGGCTGGCTTCGCTATTTCGGTACACTCCATCGGCATCACTCCAAAGGCGAGCGGCTGGGCTCCGCATCTTCGAGTCTGTCAGCTGACGCCGACGCCACCATTCTCAAGGTGCTTCGCAGTGAGTCGCACCCCGTCGAACGAATCTTGCCGGGCCCAGAAGGACGTCCGGCGTATCTTCACATCTACCCCAAGTCGTTCCGGTCGCTGATCGAGATCTCCAAGATCGATTACACGTTGGCGTGGCTGACGTCGAAGCTGGGCGGCTGGACCGAGAGCGGTAAATCCGAGGACGTCGCGTTGATGAACCGCGCCCTCGATGAGATCCGCTACCAGTATGAGTTGCTGGCGTGGATCATGACCACCAAGGGCCGGGGGCTTCCCTACGACCCCGATGATGACCGTTCAGAGATCCCCGACGATATCGCCGCACTCGACGTGATGGACATGTACCGTGTGGCGCAGGCCTACGCGATCGTTCACGTCACGCGATTGGAGGCCATCAAGCACTTGACGCATGACGTCGGTCACGACGGCAAGCGTACTCGCCCGTCGTGGTCGATCTTCCTCGATCTGGCCTCGACCAGCCTAGAGGTCGAACTACCTCGGTTGATGAACGATTGGGATTTGCCGATGGTGGTTGCCAAGGCGCAGTTGTCGGCATCGAATCGTGAAACAGCTAAACAGCAGGCCAAAGCGGAGAAGGTGAAATAGATGCCACCAATCCGTAAAGTAGGAACGCTGTTCGTTGATCTGGAGGCTCGGTCGAAGAAATTTGACGAGGCGATGCTGAAGGCGGGTGGTTCCGCCAAAAACCTCGCAGCCGTCATCCGTGCCCATCCGATCGCTGCTGCCGCTGCACTAGGCGCGGCATTCGCTTTGGTTGGAGCCAAGGCGGTCAAGATGGCGTCGGAGTTGGAGAACGCCTTTGGCGAGATCAGCACCCTCGTTAATACCGCTGAGGTGGACGTCGGTCAGCTGAAGAAAGAGATGCTGGAGTTGTTCGCAGCCATGCCGGTTGATGAACTCCAAGACATGAGTCGTGGTCTGTATCAGATCATCTCGGCTTCGATCCCGGCAGCGCAGTCCATCGACTTCCTCCGGGTGGCTACTGAGGCGGCGGTCGCCGGCCTGACCTCCGTCGAGGTGTCGGTGGACGGCCTGACCACGGTGGTTAATGCGTGGGCGCGCGACAACATCACGGCGACCGAGGTCGCCGATCAGATGTTTACGGCCGTGCGATTCGGTAAGACGACGTTCGATGAAATCGCCACCAGCGTTGGTCGTGTGGCCGGGCTCGCGGCGACGATGGGTATTTCGTTCAAAGACGTGTTGGCGAACGCCACGGCGTTGACACTTGGCGGTGTGGACATGGAACTGGCGATGCGCTCCATTCGCCAGACGTTGGCTAATGTCATTCGTCCGACGTCCGCACTCAAGACGCAGTTTCCTGAGATCGCCAAGACGTTCAATCGGACCAAGCTCGAGGCCGACGGCCTGACGAAGTTCATGGTCGATCTCGCCGAGGCGCTCAAGGATAACGAAGACGCGGCCGTGTTGATGTTCCAAGACGTCAATGCCCTGAACGCCGCACTCCAGTTGACGGGTCAGGACGGCAAGCGTGTGATTCGGCTGATGGGTGAGATGGAGAGATCCACTGGGGCGGCGGGCACTGCGTTCGCCAAGATGGAAGGCACGACCAAGAATCTGACTAAGCAGCTGAAGAATCAGTTTGGCGTCGTCATGATCTCTCTGGGTGAATCGATACTGCCGACCGTCAACAAGAGCCTGCAGGTGATGGTCAACCTGATGTCGCTTTTGAACGGCGAGGTCAGCCGGCTGCGGTTTGACAACATCAACAATGAATTGCAGTTCATGACCAAGAACTTCGATTTGTTGAGCGAGGGCAAGCGGACAGGCGCCGTCAACGAGGCGATTGGGCGATCGACCAACTTCGCACAGACGCGGCTTGAGTTCCTGCGTTCCATCAGCGAGATAGCGCGGCAGGGGTCCAAGGACGTCTTCGATCTCAACGACGTGCTGAAGAACTTAGAGAATTCGGCCATCAAGGGCCAAGGTTTGTTCGATCCCGGGGGCGCGCTGTCTGGTACTATCGCGCGATCGCCGGGGCTGAAACTTCTGCCTTTCGGAATCGGAGAACGATTCCAGCGCGCCCCCGGGCAGAACATTCTGAACGAGATTCCCACCGAGCAATTGCTTGCGCTGGAGGCCGCGTTGGCCAAACTGGCGCAGACGGGTGAATTGACGGAAGACCAGATCCCGCGAGTCGCGGAAATACTCAAAGAGTTGGCGCTGGCTATCGGTGACGAGCGGCCTGAGGTGGAGGTGGAGGTCAAGATCAAGCCACTGGGTGATCAGGCGCGCATCGACTTCGGCCGGATCTTGTTGGGGCTACCGACCGATTCGGACATACAGAGAACCGTGAAGGCGTGGGAGGAGTTCACCACCACGGCAGGCATCAAGCTTCGTAGGAACATCGCCGAGAATCTTGGAGACTTTCAAGGCCTGCGCGACATCGCAGAAGAGAGTCTCACGAATGAGATGAACGCGGCTATCGCCGAGGCCCAAGCGAAGTTTGACGCTGGAGAGGACGGTGTCGGCGAAGGGTTTATGGAGGAAATCGAAAAACTGTTCGAAGACCGTAGAATTTCACTGAAAATAAGATGGGCGGAAGAGGACGCCGCCAACTTGGCGCGTATCACCAAAGACATCAATACACAGATTGCTCGAAACATCGGTGACTTTGAGGGCCTGCGCGATATCGCGTTTGCCAGTATACGCACTGAACTGGAAGAGGCGTTTAAGAAACTGCCGCCGGAAATGCAGAAGTTCCTCGAGCCGATGATCGCCGCTGCCGAAGACGCGGAACTGTTCAAGAACCAGCGAGAGGACGCCGACAAATTGTTCCAACTTCAACGTGACTTGGCGGCATCGACCAAGACGTTGACTGACGATATGGAGTTGGACATCGAGGGTTTGGCTGAGACGTTCAGGCGCGACTTCGGCGAGGACATGCCGGACGATGCGCTAGAACTACTTGAGCGGATGCGCGAAATGCTGGAGATCCAGCACATCATTGAGGCGCTCGGTGAATCGTTTGAAGGGATGGGGGAAAAGGTAGAGGCGGCTCTACTGCGGCTGCAGTTCGGCTCCGCCGATCTCGCGATAGAGTTGTTGCCAGTGCTAGAGGCCATGCTTGTGAAGGCGCAGGCTAATCTGGAGGCGGCAGACGAGACGGTAGATAACTACGATGAACTGAAAACTATCGTTAACGACATCGTCACGTTGATAGGTAAACTTGGCACTGGTATCGCGACCGCCGGCGAGGAGGTCGGAGATACAACCAGCGATCTTGAAAAACAGCGCCGGTTGCTACAAGCCAATGCACGACAAATAGAGTCGATGGTGCGTGGTGCGTTGCAATTGGCTGAGGCGTTTGAGTTAGTCAGTGAAGCGGTGTCCGACATGGTGCAGGGATTCGCTCAAGCGTTCGCCAACGCTGGTGATCTGGCACTCCTGCTGGAGAAGGCCCGAGACGACGCAGGGAACCTGACGGGTGGACTGACTGGCAGCTTCACGCAAATACTGGGTGCGGCCTTGCCTGTGTTGGGTGGATTCGCACAGGCACTTTCTGGACTGGAAGGGCTGTTGAGTGGTGGCCCCAGCCCCGAAGAGATCGCCCGTCTGGCGTTACTGCGTCAAAACAATGATGCGCTCGACAAGTTGTCGCGGGAAATCGGAGGCTTGGGGGTACTGGGTAACGTCCCAGCTTCGCGAATTAGCGCCGTGCGTGAAGCGGCGGCGGCGGGCCGCGTTGAGGATCTTGGCCCCGGTACTGTCGACCACCTCAGGGCGCTACGAGAGGCCGCCGAACGATACGACCAAACGCTGCGGCGACTTGGCCTCAGTACAGCGGAAGTGCGAGAAGTAGCTAATGGGTTAAACATCCATTTCAGGGATGGGATGTTACCCACGATGGAAGAATTGGCGCTGGTGGTTCGGGCTATCGACTTTGAAGAATTCACACAGTTCGCTGAAACGGTCCAAGGTCAAATGGATCGACTGCAGTTGGAGTTCGATTTACTGGACGTTGATAATCCCATCGACCAGTTGCGAGCGTTGCAGGAGGTCATCAACTCAGAAACCGACCTCGTCTTCGGTGGCAGTCGAGACGATTTCGATTTCGGCGTCCTTGAAGGATTGGGCGACCTAGACTTCGACACCGAGAGTGGACGCGAAGCCGCCGAGGCGATGATTCGTGAGATTGTAGCTGGTTTGCGTGACGGTTCGATCTCTCTGGACGATCTGGGCGACCTATCACTCGACCAACTGATCGCCATCATGCGTCAGGTGGAAGGGGCGTTGGATGAGTTTGAGGCTGACGGTGGCGGTCAGGATCTTGAGAAGACGCAGGGGTTCAACGCCATCGCTCGGATCACCGAGAGTCAGGCGGGGATACTGATCGACTTGGGTGTCAGCCAACTACTGCGTCTGACACAGATCAAAGAATTACTGGAGGTGCCACCGCTACCCGGGTTCCTACCACCGATGGAGCCACCGCGCTTGCCTCCGTCGCCGGGACCGGACGGCGGTATCGACATTGAGAATATGACGGTGATAGTCGAGGGCTCGAATCTGACTGGTGAGGAGATCGGGATCGCCGTGGCTGACGGGTTCGTGGAGCGGCTGGCCGAAGAGACGGATGTGCGGATCGGTCACCGACTGGCCACCGAAGAGCGAACGCAGGGCAACACGCGGAGGACGCGGTGATAGTTAACGGCACCGACCTGACGACGATCGGGTTCAAGGAGACGGACCCGCCCGACCACTGGTCAACGGCGATACAAACACAGGTGAGCGCCACGATCCCGTCCCGGCCGGGCTCCATCGTTGCGGGTATCACTCCCGTGGTGGCTCAACGGCGCGTGGTCGTCAATGGCCTGATCGAGCGCACCACGGCGGCGCTTCTGCGAGACGCTCGAGACGAGTTAATCTGGCGGATGCACAGCCCCGGCACGGCCCTGACGTACTTCAACGATCAGGGCGCCACGCAGGTCATCATGCCGGACATGGACCCCGGTGGCGGCGCAGAGCGTCACTTCTTGGTGCATACCGCCAGCGTGAGGACGCGACTACCCAACCCCGCTTTCATCGGTGCGGGTTCGACGTTGGCGTTCCTGACCATCGAGATGAACCTGTTGTACCCGTTTGCGCTGTCCACGGCGGTGACCAACGCCACGGGCATCGGCACTACTTACGTCGATGCCGACCAAGGCACCGCGCCGTCACTGGGAGTGTTCACGATTACAGGGGCTGCGACGACGCCGATCCTGCGATATCGGAACCACGCGACCACCCTACTGGAGAGTATGACGTTCGCTACGTTGGGTGGCAGCGAGGTGTACACTATCGACATGAGCGCCGGGACGGTCGTGGGCTCGGGCGGCGCTCCGGCCGATTCGATGACGGAGATCACGGCGGGGGACTTCTTCGCGATGGACCCGAACGACGGCGACGGCGTGTACCCGATCACGACCAACCCGCCGGAGATCAGCGTGTCGGCGGGCACGGCAACGATGAACTACTACAAGGCGTGGAGATAGATGCCAAAGTTTGTACGGCTGGAGGCGTGGGATGACTTTGAGGCTGCGAGCGGTACGCTCCAGTCCGTGTTCACTCAGATCATCAGCCTGACCGACACCATCGAGGTGATGGGCACCGACCGCCTGACGGCGACCGTGGCGTCCACTGACCCCGCTCTGGCGGCACTGCCGGCGCGAGGTGTCCTGCGTTTGGTGTACAACGATGGCGCGGAGCAGGTAACTGAGTGGCGGCTGGCTGTGCGTAACACCCAGCGCAAGGGCGACCAAGTGATCGTGCGGCTGGAGGCCGACCCGGTCCTCTTGGAGTTGGCTAACGAGACGATTGTCTTCGAGGAGACTGACAGCGCAGCGCGGCTCCACGACTTCCAGTTGATTGGCGTGGACACAGACGAACAGTTGGGGCAGATACTTAACGCGATCAACGACGACGCTGCGATGACGTGGACGGCAGGCACCATTGATGTGACCCAAGAATTGGATGTGGTCTACGGCTGGGACACGCCGTTGTCGGCGCTGCGGAAACTGGCTGCTGCTAATGAAAGTGAAATTAGTATTAGGAAGAATGGTGCGACAGGGTACTTCATCGACCTCCTGACGACCATCGGGTCGGCTGCGGCACAGGTGGAGTTGCGGACCAGCGTCAACCTGCCGGAGATCGACCGCCGCGAACTGTTCCGCGAGCAGGCGACTATCGTGATTCCACGCGGTCAGCCAGTGAACGGGTTCCACGGCAGCATTCGTCGTGCGATATGGGGCACTCTCGGCGCTGTGACTAGCACGACGGTAGATGCGCGAGGTCAATTTACTGGCGATACGTCAGGGCAAACTGGGCCGATTGCGTTCGATGACCAGTATGTCGGTGCGGCACAGGGCGGCTACGGGCCGTCGATGTACTTGAAATTCTACGACCCAGTGGACGACGCGATGGAGTGGGTTGGACCGATCACGGCGACCACCGTCACCAATCAGCGAATCACGATGGCTTCGACGGGCGACCTAACCGCAGGTAGGCCGTTCGCTATTACCCCTAGCAACACCGATGACCGTGAAGGGTTGCGCGAGATTATCAACCCCGCTGGCGTGACAACCTTTGGGCCGATTCGTAAAGTATTGGACTTACCTGACATTATCGGTGTTCAGAATTTGCTGGTGTATTCTTCGCTCAGTCGATGGGTTTCGGGGCTGTCTGCTGGAGGGAACGCTTTTGGCCCCACGCCATCCACAGTGACCGAGAACACCGATCAAGCGTTTATCAAGTTTGGCACTGGTAGCGCCAAGGTGGTTTGCACCGCTGATGGTGACGGATACCAGACGGGGTGGACACAATTCCAAGGCTCGGGTGTTAACTCAGGGCTTGGTATAGAGCCGGGGACCACCCTCGATGATCTACTTTCAGGGTTTTTCGTGTTCTGGAACGACAACGCCGGGACGGGACGGGTGCGGATGGACATCGGCCTCGGCGGGGGGCTGACGCCGGGTGGAGTGTTGTCGGAGTTCTACTACTTCCCGTTAAGTACCAGCGACGACACGAAGGCTTTTAGCACCAAGACGAAGCAATGGGTTACACTCGGTGTGTCGGGGATCGACCCCAAGAAAAATCTGTTCACCGACACGTCGCTTGCTGTCACGCATTACTCTATGCGGATCATGCAGGATGGGGCCACGGCAACGACGTTCTACGTTGATGCCATGCAGTTGACGCGGACAGCCGCCCATGTGCCTTACGTTGAAGCGAACGGATCGAACATGATGGTGGTCGAGGCCAATAAGTATCTGACCACTCACGCTGCCGCCGACGTGGAGTACCGTCTGAAGGCAATCGACTTAGAGGGCATCGACGCTGGAACGTGGTCGATGTTTGAGTTTCTTCTAGGGCAGACGGCGCGGGTGATCGATGTGCCCAATGGTATTTCGGACACTGTACGTTTGGTGAGTCTGTCACGCGATTGGCTGCATCCCGGCAACACGGCACTCCAGTTGAGTACCAACGCGAGGACGTTGTCCAACGCGGTCGCGGTTGCTGGCAATCCTCAGTTGGGACGCACAGTAGACATCGACCCAGATGATTCCGTCGTAGCAGCGGTCAGTCCCGGCGGTGGCGGCTCGGGCGGCAGCGGTGGCAGCACACTTGGTAGTTATGGGATTGATGGGTGGGAGTTGGGTAGCCAGCCAACGCAGAACACCGCCAAGACGGTCGCGATAGTCATTGGTAGACCGACTACCAACGAATCCTACCTGACATCACATGATTTGGGTGTGACGAAGTTGGTGGTGCGGGTGCCGAGCAACGCTACGCTCACGGTGGGGACAGTCACCATCTCGGTGGTCAAAGAGGCCAACCTCGTCACTGCAACGACCGCCGACGCCACCGTGGACACGGTGCTTGAAATCGCTCTTAGCAGCGCGAACATCGCGCAGGCGGCGTCAACAGGTGGCCTTGAAGTGTCGGTGGATTCGACGGCGTTCACGTTGCCGAGTGGTCATGGTGTCTATGTGGCGTACAGCAGCACCGCCACTCTCACCCAAAGTAATATGGACATTCGGGCTGCGGTGGTGGTTGTCGGGGCAGCGGTCGTACCCGTTCCACTAGAAGGTGCGGGGCCGTCTGGTTTGTTCGACTCGTCGTTGGCTTCGGCTAATTCCGGCACGGGTCCACATATGAGCCCAACGGGCGACACCGATATCAGTGTAGCGGTCTGGTTCAAGCGCGATCAAGACAACGGTACGGCGTTCAACTACATCTGGCTCGACGGTGCGACTGACAACATGTACCTGTCATGGGATGTGACGAACAACTACTACCGTCTCTATCATCGAGGCGTGACAACGAATCACATCGAGAGCATCGACCTCGGTGAAGACGATGCGGGCACTTGGGTGGGTATCGCGATCAGTTGGTCACGGACGGGCACCAATCGACCAAACATCACCGTACTGTGGCCGTCGCGGAGCTTCGACGCCTACCCGGCGACCATCACTGAGGAGACGGCGATCTCGGGTGGCTTCTGGGGCCACGGTTTCAACGGCTACACTATCGGCGGCAACGAGAGCGATGCGACTACGGCGCGGTTCGATGGCAACATCCATCACTTCATCTGTGAGATGGGGGCTGTCTGGAGCGCGGCGGATCGGCTGGCCCAACTAAAGGTTCCCGGCTCAGTGGCAGGATACGATGTGTGGCAAGCTGGAGATGACGACTGGCTCGATGAATCAGCCAATAACAACGACTGTGGTGTGCGGAATCCGACGAACTTCTCCAATATTGGCGCGCCCGTTCCAATCCCGTAGTGTTTGGACGAACTGACATGAATACTTACCTTAGACGCGGCGACACGAATGACCTACCCGATGCTGCTCTGCGTGTCGTTGGCAACGAACGCCCTCTTCTTGGGAGCAATGACATGGATTCTACGCCGCCAGCGAAGAGTGGCGCGAGGCTGGGAGGCCAGCGCGCTCGCATGGAATGCAGTGGCCGTCGAGGCATCGCGCCGTTCCTTATCGTCGGGGGACTCACCCTCACAGGTGGCGTGATCGCTCTCTCTTTGGCGCTACTGGGACCACCTCAAGACGTCGGCGTGGCGCTGGCCGCAGACCCGTGGGCTCGGGTAGCGGTAGGTATCCAATTTGTGATGTCGGTCTTTATGGTAGGGATGGCGTGGGCGCAGGTTCGTGCCTCGATGAAGACGCAGGACGAACTAAAACGCACTCTCACGGCGATTCAAGAACAGCAGCACAGGGACAACGAAACTCTTGCTCGGCATGACGAGCGCCTGAACCACTTGGAGGGGACATGATGTTTCTACAAGAAGTGGGTTTCATCGAGAAGGCGCAGAACGCCGGGCACCTCGTCGTTATGGGGTATCTCCTCGTCGTCACGGCCGTGGCGATTGTCGCTGTTCGGGCTTACCGGGAGAAGCCATTCACCGCGCAGTTTTGGAAGGTGATGGCCACCCTCATCGTACTCGGGCTGGCGGCGGCGGCTGGATTGGTGGATGAGGCGATCGACGCAGCGAAGGGTTGGATTGGTAAATGAAACCACCTCTCGAGGTAACACCGTGGACGATGGCCATGCGCTTCCTCGGATTGACCGAGGTGGCCGGCAGCGTGGACAACCCCACGGTCATGGCGATGCTGACGCTCGACAACGAGTGGCCACAGAACGATGAGACGCCATGGTGCTCGGCGTTCGTCAACTACATCTGCTGGCTGCTCTACTTGCCGCGCACGTCGAGCCTGATGGCGCGGAGTTGGCTGGAGCTACCCACCGAGGTGGCGCTGGCGGACGCGGAGAGCGGCTGGGACGTGGTGATCCTGAAGCGCGGCACAGGGGATCAGCCGGGGCCGGAAGTTACGCGGGCGCCGGGACATGTCGGGTTCTACGGCGGGCTCGAGGGCGACAAGATCAAGGTGTTGGGCGGCAATCAGGGCAACGCGGTATCGGTGAGCGAGTACCCGGTAAGCAGGCTACTAGGCATTCGGAGGATCTGATGGAGGATCGCCGTGAGGGTGAAGACGACCGACGGGGTGGTTTCCATCTCCGCCTACCACGTATCCGATTCCTGCGCCCGCTGGTGTATCTGGCGGTCGCAGCGGTCGTGGCAATGGTTGTTCTTGGATGGTGGAATTACTGGAAACTGGGTGCGGAGATTGTAGAACGCGACAAGGTCATCGCCGTGTTCGAAGACTCCGTGGCGGCGCAGGCCGACACCATAGCGGGACTGAGGGTGATCGTCGTTGAGACGGACACCGCTCTGGTGCGCTCGAGACGAGAGACGGCGAGGGTCAACAAGAGGGTGTCGGTATTACTGACCACCCTCAGTGAGCGCCCAACGCAAGTGATTCGCGTCCCCGGTCAGCCTCCAGTGATCGTGATCGACGGCGAGCCAGCTACGCCGGAGCAGATCGCCACTAAGGTCGAACGGTGCAACACACTGGCGATTGCTTGCGCCGACCTACAGGTGCGGTACTCGCTGGATTCGATCGCCGCTGATTCGACCATCGCGGCACGGGACGACGTGATCGAGGGACATGTAGAGAAGGACCGGCTGCAGGCGCAGGTCGATAGCACGAAGGACGCGCAGATCGCGGCACTCAAGAGGCGGAGCGCGGGCCGACCGTTCACCGTGGTGTTGGGGCCGGGGTTGTTGTACGACCTTGGAGGGTGTCCCGAGACGACGGTGCAGACGGAATATTACGATGGGTTCACGGAGACGACGACTAGTAGTGGGTCGTGCGACAAAATCAAATACGGGGTCGGCATCACGGCTGGATTGGATCTGGTTTGGTTGACCGATAAGTTGGTTAAAGGGTTCAAACTCATCGGAGGGTGACCATGGAAGCGAACGTCAGCCCAGCCGGATTCCTGTGGGGCTTCGGCATCTGCGCGGTGTTGTACACGATCTTGATGTGGCGAGTGCCCAAGTTCCGTGAGAAGGTGCTGGGCTTCAAGGTGTTCGGCAAAGCGATGACGAAGATAGCACCGCTGGTTCTTCTAGGCGCGGTGCTGGTCGCTTGTACGCCAGTAGAGGCCGAGGATGGCAAGCCCACGTTTGTCCCCGAGGCGTCTGCCGTGGGGGTTAACGTCGCCGTGGTGATTACATGGCATCCCGGCACTACCGACTCCATACGATTCGTTGCCCTGTCCGGCGTTGATACAGCAGCGGTGGCACAGTTGGCACGACCGTTCACGGAACCTCAAGTTGACACAATGGTGTTGGGCGCTCGGCCAAACCCCGGCGAGACAAAGACGTGGGCAATCGGTGCAGCGTACTGGTGGGACGACCGTGGTACTAGTACTCCCGGGATCGGATCGCTCGGCAACGTCAGCTACACCGAGCCGCTTCCTGCTGGCACGCCGCCCGGCTTTGACCCGCTGCCGCCACCCGACACGACCGCTTCGGGGCCACTGCCGCCCGGCGGTTCGTTGACGATGGCGAGCATCACCGTACTGCCGCCTGATACGACCCTCAATACTGATTTATGGGAGTCGTTGAGATGGTGTGTGGTCTACGCCTACGACGATGGGGCGAAGGGAATCAAGACCGTTGAACAGGCGAACTGTCAGACGGCCTTTGATGGATTCCATCCGGTGCCCGGTGCTCGACTCGACGCCGGACAGCAAGCTCACACCGACGCCGACTGCACCGACTGGATGGTGCAGGACTCGGTGGGCGCTGTGGTGCATGAAGAATTTTGCAGTGCGCGGGCTATGGCTGTAGTAACGGACAGCGTTACCGGGATGGCGTTCTGGGGTTCTGACCAACTTGCTGTACGCCCCGGCGCGTTCGGCGCTCCACCGGACACTCGTCAAGCCTTGGTGATGCCAAGTCCGCGTGTCGTGTGGCTGGCGAGTCGATAAGGGATGAACGGGCGTTCTTCGAATGGCTCCAAGCAGTCGGGGAAGAGCACCGGACTGGACGATTTTCGGGCTACCTCCCGACGACCCGCTCCACCCCCGGCGCGGGGTGTCGTCCCGGCTGGAAGACGCGGCGGCGCAAAGCGGCGCAAGTCGAGCGTCGTAAAGGGCCAGAATTTCTGGTGGCTTAGGTGAAGTCGAGACGCGGCGGCGATCCACCATCATCTCGTAGCCCGGAGCGGTGGGACAAGATTGAGCACGAATACCAGCGGACTCTTGGGGAGATCGCTTTGGTTGACAAGTATGGCTACAATGAAGCCATGCATCGGATCGAAGCCGTTGAACGAATGAATCGAGAGAGTAAGCATGGCAAAGAACATCGAGGTTAACGACTTCCTGCGGTTGGACGGCGGGTTGTATATTGTAGAAGGCGTGGATGTCCGCTATGACCCGAGGACGGGCAAAGGGCAATACGTCGTATTCTTCAACAAGTGGCCGAAGGACGCCATCAAGGGTAGCCACACCCATCGGCGCGGCAAGATACTGATGTCGGACATCGTACAAGCGCCGAAGTACAAGTTCGAGGAAATCGTCGGGGACGAAGTCGAACGACTAGTGAGGTCGTTTCCAGACTTAGCGGACTGGGGTGAGTCGGAGAAGGTGCTGTTGCCGATCCACTTCACTAATTCGCCAGAGCTTGGGGATGACTTCTATTTCGCTCCCGGTCGCGTTCTGTCAGATCGCCCCGGTACGACGCCCACGGTGGCAGACTACGGTCGCGATCCGTTGGCGCCGGATAATCCTTTCGACTAAGGGGAGAATCATGGCAGCCTATCAGAACGGTATTGCCGAGTTCCTGAACGGGGACGTGGACTACCTCACCAACGCCAACATCAAGTGCATTTTGGTCGGCACAGCTACGGCGTACACCTATGCTGTGGACGACACGTTCGTTGACATGGCTGGCGCCAACGACGTGATCGACGCCGAGTTGACTGGTGTCGCGAACTACACTCGCGGCTTCGGCAACTCAGGGCGCAAGGCGCTGGGGACCAAGACGGTCACCATCGTTGATGCCTCCGACCGTGTGGAGATGCGGGCGGCTGCGTTGACGTGGACCGCTCTCGGTGCGGGAGACACGATTGACGCAGCGGTCATCGCCGTCGAACTGACGAACGACACGCTGTCGAACATGTTTAGTCACCACGACCTGACCAACACGCCAACGAACGGCGGGGACATCACGGTCAACTGGGCGGGTGGCGGCAACAACGAGATTCTTTACTACACCTGCTAACCCAGTAGGGGAGGAGGCCTGTTATGGCTATCGACCCTGCTGCATTCAAGACGGAGTGCGAGACTGACCCCTCGGGGCTCGGTCTTGCCGCTCCGTTTGCTGCGGGCCAGAACCAAAGCGTGGTGGACATACTGAATCTCCCCCGCGCCAGCATCCAGTTGCCGCCGCCGTTTGTCAAACGGTCGGACGTAATTGGGGCTGTCCTACATACCGATCTTCCTGCGGCCGTGGGGACACCGACCGAGAAGGAAATCAACGAGCAGCGGTGGTTTGAGAACGGCGTGTTGGCCGATGAGGTCATCCCCAACACAGTCGAACTGCGAGCCTTCATCACGGCGGCAATCGGCAACACCGGGAACACTCGGACACGCCTCGCCGCTCTGGTCGCTGATGTGGATACCAGCCGTGCGCAGGAATTGTGGACCGAGGACGCCACTTTAGATGTGGCGCGGAAAGCGCAGGTGCTCCCATGAGTGTTGTTTATGCGACGAAGGCCGCTATTACGATCACGCTGACTTCGATTGCCGACGACAGTGCGCGTGAGAGTACCGTCATCGACAACACCAGCAATCTCTACGACGACGTGTTGGTCCGTATTCGGATGAACGGGCAGAGCGGCGGCACGGGCCTCTGTGAGTTCTATGTCTACGCGGCGTTGGATGACACTGAATACTCAGATGGTGCAACTGGCACTGATGCTGCTTTCACTGCTGCCAATCGGCGTAACAGCCCTCACCTTGTCAGTATCCAGATGAATGCAGCAACAGGTGTGGAGGCCGCCCCTGTTTCCGTTGCTTCGGTATTCGGTGGCGTAGTGCCGCCCAAGTGGGGATTGATCTGCATTAACAGGAGCGGTGCCACCCTCAGCGCCACAGGTGGGGACACCGACATCGACTATCAAGGCGTAACCTACTAAGGGGGCGCAGTTGTCTTACCGATACCGCGCTCTCCCCCGTCGCCTGTACGGCATGGACTACGAAGGTGTGGGGGCCACTGGCTCACGCATGTCAAGTGCTTGGACTTCCGCTGACACATTGACAGTGGCGGTCCTTTTGCGTTTCCCTGAATTGTCGGATGGCACCGGGGTTGGAATCATACAGCCCACGGGTGGTGGCCCTACGGGCACGGAAATGTTTTCCGACAACTATTCCGCGTTCAGTATCGTTGATTCCATTGGGATGATTCGCAACCGCGCCACCACTGACACCGCCATGACGACGGGCAACGGCTGGATGACTGCATACCGTGGTCGTTTGATGTGGTGGTTCTTCATGGATTACGGTGATACCGTACTTAACCCTGACATCTGGTGGGCAGAGCCAAACCCATTAGGCAAGGGTGTGAACAAGCTGAACTATGTGACCAGTTATGCTGACCGCGTTATGGGAGTGGGCGCGTTGTCCACGCCGGACTCCACTCTTTCGGTCGGCATGAAAGCAAACGAGGGTGGCCCGTTTCCGGCCAGCGGCCTTTACGGGCTGTTCGCGTGGCCCAAAGTAATGAGCGACACGGAAATGATACAAATAGCCAACTTCGACATCATCGGTGGGGCGTCTTGCGCTCATTGGTTGGGGCTGCATGGTGGCCTGATCTCACCAGACCTGAGTGGGAATAATCAGCCCATCACTTGGAACGACACTCCGATGGGGGATGTTAGCGAGGACTTCGGCCCGGTCATCCTGCCAGCCACCAACTACAGGGTGCGTCGTCGGTCGCGTGTCAAGAAGTTGCGGCCCAACGCGACGGTGGCGGCGGGCAGTTGGACGGCGAAACCGAGTGGCACACTGCATGGCGTTACCAGCGACGAGGATGATGCGACCTACGCCGAGAGCACAGCCACGCCCGACACCAGTGAGATCGCCAAGCTCGGTATGGATAACCCGGCCACAGGGGTAGGGGAGCCCGTGACCGTGCGCGCCAAGTGGCGGCAGGACTAGATGGCGGTCGGCTCACTCTACACCCGCCTTGCCCACGCCAGCACGGGCCTCGTCACGAACCTCGGTGCGTCCGAGACAATTCTGACATGGGACCAAGCTGGCGACACCTCCGCTGACGTAACAGTTCAGTCGGGCAACACCGCCCATCGCATCCAGAACAGCGGTCGGTACTTGATCTTTTCCAAGGTCGGCATGAACTACGTCGATATTGGGAACAACAACCGTCATGTCGTGCGGTCGGTGGTGAAGATCGGCGGCACGGCGCTCCCCGGTATCACAGGGATGGCGTCGGGGTACGGGCGCGACTCAGGCAGCGCCGACGAGTCTCATGTTGTCACGATGTCCTATGTGGATCACACCGTCGTTGGCAGTTCCGCCGATGACGTTGAGATTTACATCCAAAATTTCGGTGACACCTCCGTCTCACTCTGCGACCAGATGGCATCGCAGTCCAGCATCCAGATCATTCGGCTGGATGATGACGCCGATTGGTTGCAGGTAACTCGTACCGCCAGCACCACGGTCACGCCGGGCGGCTTCACCACCACGCGCCCAGTGGACGGTGACTACCAGACGGTGACGTGGGCGAATCAGATAGTCGAGACGGATTCGGCGGTCATCGAGTGGACGAGCGGGACGGACGTAACCTGTAAGGTGGCCGGACGCTACATGGTCTTTGTCCATGTCGAATGCCTGAGTACATCGTTGCGAACGGGCGTCGTGTCGAAGCTCATGGTGAACGACGGCAACATCAACGGTCAGAGCCATGTGGTGAACTTCGGTCGAGCTTCTGACGGCGCGAATGAATCGTGGACGGCAATGGGCATTGCCCTCGATCTCGCCGCCAACGATGTGCTGACCGTCGATCAAGTGAACGACTCCGAGACGACGACCGATCCGACCTGCGAAGAAGTCGCGTTGACCGTCATCAAGATTCCCGATGGCGTCACGGTGGTCAGCACTTACCACGATGCGGCGAGGGCGGGTGAGACGACGGGCGCGTACCCGATGGACGCGGAGAACCGAGACGTTGACGGCCAGCACTCGGTCGCCACCAACACCAGCCGGATCAATGGCACCGCCGCCGACGATGCGTGGTTGTTCTTCGCGGGTTACCTCGCGGAAACGAACAGCGCCACCGACAGCACCCGCGTCAGCGAACACTTCCGTTTCGAGCACTCGACGGGCGGCGTTCAGGCAATCGGTTCGTTCCTTGGTTATCACCGGGGCGACCAGTCAACGACGGGTGTGTTTGTTGCTGGTCGGCACGGCGCATTCGCGGAACCCGGCATTGACGAAACTGAGTGGATTCAAATCAACCTGACCCAAGAGTCGGGGACGGGTGACCAGAACAGGGACTTCCTCGCCAACCGCGTCGGCCTGCAAGCGATCAACCTTACGGAGTTCGGTGGTGGCGGTCCTGCTACCCTGACCGCCACGGCCTCCACGGTCGCCGTCAGCAGTGGCGCGGCCACAATCTCAGTTGGTGACCCGCCCGCCCTGTCGGCTCCAGCCAGCACCGTGGCCGTCACCTCGGGTGTCGCTACCCTCATAGCGTACTCGACTCTTCAGTTGGAGATCCGCGAGGGCGCGACACTGAGGGCCACCAGCCCGGTGTTTGTGAACGTCACACAGACGGAGGCGTGGGCTGAGTTCACGATGTCCACGGCGGAAGTGGCGAGCGTCGGTGACTGGGACAACGTCGAGGTGTGGGTCATCGGCAACGGTGGCACACGGGTCCGCGCCAACGAAGTCGAGATTTGCTACAAGTCAGCCGCTGCCGCCGGAGGAGCCACCCTGACGGCCACGGCATCGACCGTTGCGGTGACTAGTGGTGCGGCGTCGATCTCGGCGGGTGCGTCCAGTCAAACTGCTACGGCATCGACCGTCGCCGTCAGCACCCCTGCCACGGCGATTGCAGCGGGTGCGGTCAGTCAAACTGCCGGGGCCTCGACCGTAGCGGTGACGACACCAGCGGCAGCGATCTCCGCCGCCGCCGTGTCGCTCTCCGCTCCGGCCAGCACAGTACCAGTCACCACCCCAGCGGCTACCGTTGCAGCGGGTGCCGTGTCACTGCCAGCGACGGCAAACACGGTGGTGGTGACTACCCCGGCAGCGACTATCGCACCGTCAGCCAGCCTGACGGCACCTTCCAGCACGGTCGCGGTGACGTCCGGTGCGGCGACTGTGGCGGTGGGGAACCCGCCCGCCCTGACGGCGCCGTCGAGCAACGTGCTGGTGACTGCCGGGGTAGCGGCGCTGGTGGCTGGCGCGAGTGTTTTGAGTGCCACGGCATCAACCGTCGTGGTCAGCACCCCAGCGGCGGACATCGATCAGGACATTGTCCTCGCCGCCCCCGCTGCGACGGTTGTAGTCACCAGCGGTGCTGCCACCATCGCGCAGGGAGCGGTCAGTCTCTCCGCGCCCGCTGGAACCGTGGTGGTCACCAGCGGTGCGGCCACGATCCTCGCGCCTCAGATCCTGACTGCCTCAGCCTCAACCGTTGTCGTCACGTCCGGCGCGGCCACCCTAGCGGCTGGTGTCTCCGCCCAAACGGCGCCGGCTTCGACCGTAGCGGTCACCACCCCGGCCACGGCCATAGCCGTAGGCAATCCGCCCGCCCTGACGGCCACGGCCTCCACGGTGGTGGTCACCAGCGGAGCGGCAACGCCGGTGGCTGGCGACCCAGCACTCAGCGCCACGGCCTCGACCGTGGTGGTCACCACCCCGGCCACGGGGATCTCCTCCGGCCTCGCCCTGACGGCCACCGCCAGCACCGTGGCGGTCACCAGCGGAACGGCGACACTAGCTGTCGGGAATCCTCCGGCTCTGGCGGCGCCGGCCGGAACCGTAGCTATCAGCACCCCCGCCGCCGCCATAGCGGCTGGCGCGGTCACCCTGACGGCCCCAGTCAGCACCGTGGTAGTCACCACGGGCGTTGCGGACATAGATCAGGCCCAAGTAATCGCAGCCCCAGCCAGCACCGTGGCGGTGACCTCAGGGGCAGCGACCATCTCAGCGGGCGGATCGGCGATCGGCGCTCCTGCGGCATCTGTGGCCGTTTCTACCCCAGCAGCCACTCTAGCGGCTGCGACCACCCTGACGGCCCCCGCTGGGACCGTAGCGGTCAGCACCCCTGCGGCGGCGCTGGTAGCTGGTGTATCCGCCCAGACGGCCCCAGCGGCGACCGTAGCGGTCACCACCCCGGCGGCGACGATAGCCGCTGGCGGAGCCACTCTGAGCGCCCCTGTCTCTACGGTGGTGGTCACCACGGGTGTGGCCGACATAGACTTCGGGCAGGTGCTGACGGCTCCGGCCTCCACAGTGGTGGTCACCTCGGGCGCCGCCACGATCGCCGCCGGCGCGGTCAGTCAAACTGCTGCGGCCTCCACGGTGGCTGTCACCACCCCGGCCACGGCGGTGGCGGCTGGCGCGCTGACGTTGACGGCGTCGGCAGGCACGGTGGTGGTCACCACACCAGCCGCCAGTATCGTCGCGAGTGGGGCGCCCCAGACCCTGACTGCCCCGGCCTCGACGGTGGTGGTCACCAGCGGAGCGGCGGCGACCGCCTCCGGTGCGGCGACGGTAAGCGCCACGGCGTCCACGGTGGTGGTCACGACACCAGCGGCGTCGATCACTCAGGCCAGTCAGCTGACGGCACCGGCGGCGACGGTGGTGGTGACGAGCGGAGCGGCGACGATAACGGTGGGCGTGTCAGCGGTGACCGCCCCCGCTGCGTCGGTCGTCGTCACCACACCGGCCTCGAGTGTCGCTGTCGGCAACCCGGCGCCGCTCACGGCACCGGCGGCGTCGGTGGTGGTGAGCACACCGTCGTCCACACTGCAGGCGACGGTCGCTCTGGCGGCGCCGGCGTCCACCGTGGTTGTGACCACCCCGGGCGCGAGTCCGTCAGCTGGCGCGGTGACCCTCAACGCCCCGGTGGTGATCGTTCCTGTCACCACACCGGCTGTGTCGGTCGCCAGCGGAGCGATCACACTCGGAGCCTCGGCCAACACGGTGGTGGTGACCAGTGGTGTGGCCAGTCTGTTCTCGGGACGACTACTGGCGCTGTACCTCGACTGTCGGTCGGCACCGCACCTGTTGCTCTCGGTGCTGTCTGGCCCGACATTATCCCTAGAGTGTTTGTCGTCGGCGCATCGCATCACGATGCTCTCGGGACCGACGCTGGAGGTGGAGAGTAAGTCGGGTCCGTCAGTGATCGTGGACCGACGAAGTGACACTGATTTCTTCCCGGGAGGGAACGATGGCTGATCTAGTACGTGAGGTGCCACTCGGCACCGACTGGGATGTGTTCTACGAAATGAAGAGACGGAACGCCTCGACCGGATTACTCGAGGCGGCGGCTGGTGTCGGCCCGTTCACCGGGTACTTCAGTCTCACTCGAGGTGGCGGTGCCATCGACGCCGCCGTGTCGGTGACGGTGAGTGAGTTGGCCGGCGCACCCGGTTCGTACCTTGGCCTGATCCAAGCGGCGGGCATCGACACCCACCTCGGCCCTCTGGAGAACCAGTTGATCTACGAGGTGATCACCAAGGCGGGTGACGTGATGCGTTCTACTCCGGTTCGTCCGGTGAAGTGGACGTCGTCGGAGTGAGTTCGATCTCTGCGGCTGGTCCCGATGTGGTTGAGTTGGGACCAGACGGTAACGGCAAACCCTTGTCGTGGGCGTACCCCAGAATACGCAACTCGGCTGACGCCGACTGGAACAGACAACCCATCTTCTGAAGCTCCTCGGCTAGGCTGTAGGCCTCAGCCGGCCTCATCCCCGATCGGTTCAGCTGCTGCCACAGGCGGTTGTATGGTATCTCCATGCGATCGGCGATTCGTTGGATTGTAAGTTCTCCCCGTTTCAACAGGGCCAAGCCTTTGATTTGGTCGAGTCGATTTCGGTGGATTCTTGGCATGATCAGACACCCATATAATAAGGAAAGGGTTGGGTTGTTTCTCAGTACAGTATGAAGATAGAATAAAGGCAGAAAAAATACAACTCGCCCGACAAAAATAAAAAGCTAGGCCCCCAGCTGCGGCCACGCTGAACACTTTGGAAGAAAATTCTGGCACGGCCCGGCCGGGAGCCTAGCTTTTTTATTGTGTCGGGCGAGTTGTATTTTGGGGGGTTGACGCCGGCATGTCCTGTGGGTACTTTCTTCCCTCGCAAGTATGCAGCGAATACGTCGGGGTGACCCGGCGAAAGGGGACTGGGTGTCTCAACTCACTCCCGCCTGACTTCGGTCGGGTTATCGCATACAAGTCTCGTCCGGCGGGAGCGATCTCGCGCCTCTACTCACAAGGTGGGGACTACAACGGAAAGACGGTGAAGGGTAGGAATGGAGTCGGGCTGGGAAACTCTGGGCCTGACGAGCGGTGTCGAAACCGCACCCCTCGCATGAAGCGTCTGACGTGAGACGGATAAGGGATGTGATGTTAGTCCGAACCGCGAGGTTAGGGCGGCATTGAGTTCGAACGGTGGTCGCTGACCGAAAGGGAGCGACAGTCGCGAAGAACGGTGGAGTAGCCGCGAGGTGAAACACAGACGAAGAGTGGCATTCTGTGCCCCAAAAAGGCATGGAACCACGGACCCGCTCTCCGTCTTGGGACACGCCAATTGCTTTGTAGTTCAGTCTGGTTAGAACAACTGACTATAGATCAGTGGGTCGCGGGTTCGAATCCCGCCAAAGCGCCGACAGGCTAAAAACGGAAAGCCGGGTCCACCGTTCGCACGAAAATGGCTTAATGCTCTGGCCCCTCGGGGTAACAGAGCGACAATCACTCTCCCAAGGAGTGGATGTCTCAACGGCGAGTTGCACGGTTGGCTGCAACCATTCACTGTCCGATAGGGTAGACGGAATACGAATCGTTGAGTAGCGCGGACGGGATAGAGGCTCCGCCACCTCTCTAAAAAAGGCAGTCATGCGGTTGTACGTCATCGCTTTTAAGGGTGGCGTGGACAAAGGGGCAAGGCCGGTGGGGACATCGCGCCGTAATCCCAGCAAAGCAGTCGCGCAAACCGGGTGTAGTCTCAGCCCGGTTTTTTCACGCCCATTGCCCATGTGGCATGGATATGCTATATTGATACCACGAAGGTTACTGTTCACATCTAGCAGGAGAGTTTTGTATGGCGGTAGCACTACTAGTAGACGTGCCCGGCGGCGTCCTCTTCATCAAAGAGGCGGCGAATTTGAAACAGAACGAAGTCGCCGTGGCTGACCCACAGGCGATGCTCCGGTTGGCAGGACTGATCACCGGGAAGAACGGCCAGCCAACGTCGAAGGCGGTTGCTCCCAAAAAGGGAAAGCGGAAGTATCGCAGGCGGTTGCCCTCGGCGCGGAAGAAGGGCCCCGGGAAGACCATGGTCGGTTACTGGGGTGACGTGGCCGTGAACCAGAAGAAGGTTCTCGACGCCACCAACCTGACCTCCGACGAGCAGATCGTCATGAACATGACGTTCGGCGTTGGCAAGGTTGGTCCCCTGTCGGCTGTGGCGATCGCCAAGCGGCTGGAGGGTGTGTCCGCCATCAAGGTGTCGGAGATTCGCAAGTCGGCGTTCACCAAGCTCGACATCCACCGCCTCGGCCGGTGACCGATCGGACGCTGGCGGTTCGACACAAGGTTCAGGCGCTGGACAAACTGATCGCCGATGTGGAGCGATGGCATGGCCGGCGCCACGACCTGAACACGGACCCCGTTCGCACTGGGCGACGGCTTCGCATGGACACCCTAGCGAAGGTCACCATGGCCCTGCGGGACTACCGTGCGCTGTTGAGGAAACAGCCATGAAAAAGTATGAGTACGTCAAGATGGGGTGGAATAATCAGAACCAGTTCTCCAGCGACGATCCCAACTGGAATGGTATGGGGAAGCTGGGCTGGGAGTTGGTGTCGGTCGTGATAGAATCCAGCCGCACCATGATGGGCAATGCATTCATCACTGGATTCTTCAAGCGAGAGCTTCCATGAAATACCGCGTGGTGGTGACGATCACCAAGGTACACCGAGGAACGATCGAGATAGCAAACATCGATCCAATGACAGGGAAGCCTTACAAAGAGCATGAGATCAAGAGCAAGATCTTCAGGGTGGTCGCAGGGCACGACAATATGGCGTGGGACACGCCGGAAGCCGTACCGCTCGAAAATATCGGCCTCGACGTGAAGAGGGTAGACGAATGAGAGAAACCGAGAAGTACCAAGTCGAGCACAGTCGAGTGCTACGGTGGCTCTGCGATCTCTGTGGTAAAGAGTTCAAAGAGGAAGAAATTATCGGAGGCGGCGTCGAGAGGCACACCAACGAAGTGCGGATCGAAGCCAATGAGTTCAAGGGCTGTCATGTTGACGGGTGCTGGGGCGGCGGCGTTGTCACCAGAGTAGATGTGTGCTGGCGCTGC